GTGGCTAGAAGTTTGTTTTATAGGTTCTTGCGACTAAAAACAAAACACCCAACTTTACATCGTAAAGTTGGGTGTAATCATTTAAGTTTACTGATTCTCAGTGTTTTGCGGAGAGACAGGCTCTAAGAGGTTTATTTTAAGACATAGGCAGACGTACCAAATAAGTATATAACTGCCTATGTCTTATTGTTTTAAGTGATACCATTTGAAACTACCATAATCAAACATTAAATCAGTATTTGGGCGTATTTTGGGGCGTGTGCATTTTACCCGTTCTTATCGGTTTTCCCGAAGTTGTCAAACCGTGCCATATTTTCGGCTTTTGCCGCATCTACTATTTTAATATAAGGCTTCATGGCTTTATAGTCGCTGTGTCCCGTCCATTCCATTATAACAGAAGCTGGGATGCCAAGGCGAAGCGCATTAACTATAAAAGTTCGCCTTCCGCAATGTGTGGTAAGAACCGCATATTTAGGTACTACAACTTCTTTGCGTTCACTACCACTATACGACACGACACTAACAAGCTCATCCAACCCGGCGATTTCGGCAGCTTCATGTAGATGCTCATTCATTCTTACGTTGCTTAGTACGGGTAAAGCCCTATTGTTGGGCAAGCGTATTCCTTTGTATTTGTCAAGTATTGCAAGAGCATAGCTGTTTAGTTCAATATGTAGCCTATCGGTTGTTTTCTTTGTAACAATAGAGATATAAGGAGGAACGGCATCGCGTTTTACGTCAGAAGATTTAAGCCGCGCTACGTCAGAATAACGCAACCCGGTAAAACAACAAAAACAAAACACATCGCGAACAGGAGGTAACGACGGTTTATTAGGGGGAAACTTGAAGTTCATAAAGTGCTGCAATTCGTCCCACGTCAAAAATATGACCTCTTTACAGTCCAATCCCTTGAAGCGTGGGCGATATTGCAAATGAGCAGCACCGGAGTAATAACCGTTAGCGGAAGCCCAACGCAAGAACCAACGAACGAAACCTACGTTTTTGGCGACCGTGGTATTAAGCTGTCCTTCTTCTTTTTGCAGATACGACACAAAGGCGGCAAAGTCAGACTTTGAAAAATTATCTAAGGAGAGTTCCGGGCGAAAGTTCATTAAGTGATGTTTGATACTTGCAAATTTAGTATAGGTTGCTTTCGTCCAATTATTCGTAACACCCATTTCGGAAGTGAACCTATCAAAGACCTCGAAGAAGCCCGGCGATTGTTGCTGGGCTTCTTCTTTTTCATCGGTAACATGCCGACCGATTGAAGCATAGAAAAGCGGCTTAAATTCTTTCGGCGTTGGCGTTCGGTGGTGTTCAAGTTCAAAACGCGTTAAGACTTCTTCGACCTTAGAAACCATATTAGAAAGACCCCTATTTATTTCGCCCGAAGTTTGCTTATAGCAATTCTTAGAGCCGAGCGTTACCCGTTGGCTTTCCTTATCCCATTTGTTAGCGTCAATTACATACCCGGAATGAATATCTATACGATACCCGGAATAACATACGCGCAAACGGATAGGAACGCTTTGGGCGTTCATACCTTCACGGGTTGATAGTTGAAACTTAACGCTATACTTCATTTCTTATCGGTCATCATTTCGCCGCGCCCGGTAAGCAACCAATGCGCGGATATAGGATAATTAGCCACCATAGTATATAAGGCTTCTACTTCCAAATTCTTATACCGCGTTTGATAACCCGGCTTAGGGGTTGTTCCATAGCCTAACCGCATTTCCCTATAACGCGGTGCGCTAAGGTTGTGCAGTTCGCAGAAGTGGCTCAAAGAATCTATTTTGCCAAGATTGACAAGCATATCAATAGCCACGAAGAACCGGCGGTTTATGGCTTCGCTAATTGGCGAAGTCTTTACTATTGTCCGGGGCATAGCGAAGCGTTTATATTAGACATCATTACATTGTATTCATCTTCCGACACAAAAGCCGTTTCTTTACCCGACAAATAAGCATTTTCCAAGGCTTGAAAGATAGAACCGGGGATAAACGGGTAGTAAGCCCGGTTGCTATAAAACTTATCTACATTTATTTCTACCATAGCATAGTTATTTTTCTCGATTTTTTGATTTAAGCGCATTCCTTGTTGAAATGGCAGTGTTACCCACCCAAACAAAAAGAAGCGAAAATAGGGGCGTTTCTGTGCGTTTGGGAGTATCACTATAATACATATTATTTATTCCGATTTTGCAGCCTAACACTCTCTATAATAATGTATAACGGCTACCACAAAGAAACCTTTTTGCCGAAGGCTATACGGCAGCGGCACATCCGGCATTGCTTTCCGGTTGGGCAGCGGCTTTTTTGTTCTGTTCGGCGAGCATTTCAATGGTACGCTGTTGGCTTTCTATAATAGAGAGCAAACGCGCCTTTTCTTCTTTTGCGTCTTCAAGTAGTTTATACAGCATTTCGGAAGGCGCAATTTCGGCACTTTTCGGCATGGCATCCGCTTCCGGGCGTACAGAAAGAAGCATTTCGCCCTCCCCACGCATTAGCCAAACGGGGTTAAGTTGCGGGTATTGTTCGGTTATTGCTTCTAATTTGTCTGCCTTAATAGACCTTTTAATACTGGCTATATACGCAGAACCTACGCCGATTGTGCGGCAAAATTCCCTTTCGCTTATATTTAGATAAGCTATGAACTTCTTAATTCGCTCTTTTACACCACTTTCATTTTGCATATTGTATCCTAATGTATCTAAATGTTAAAAATCAAGCGCACGGCGAAAATTGTATGCTTTTTATTTGCTTATTGTATGCTTTTACATTACATTTGCACCGTGTTAGTTATTCATTCGCAAAGATAAGCAAAAAATTAGCGGACAGCAATAGCGTAAACACGCTATATTACAGAAAAATAAAGGCTATATGGTACATTCAAGTAAAACAATTAACCGCAATTTCTTGATAAAAGCAAGCGGTATAGACGGAGAAGGAAAGCGCATAAACAAATTAGTAGGCGTTGCCGGGCTTCTTGAATTGGTTGGCGAAGTATTGGCAGACAAATTTGTAACAAGAGCGTTTGAATGCGGCTTAGATTGTTGCCGTTGCAAACTTAGACGGGGTTTGCGAATAACTTTCTATTGTAAGTAAACAGATTGTATAACACTATAAAATAACAGCTATATGACAAAGATGAACGATAACAACGGGTGCAGCATTTGCGCCGCAGGAAGTGAGAATTACGAAACATTCAGTACCCGGATAGGAAGGAAACGGGTTAAGCGTGTGCAATACGATTACAGGCATACAGACGGCGAACTGTTCAGCTGCATCGGTGGAACATTGGAAGAGTGCAGAGAACGCCGGGACAAGTGGCTCAACGCTAAAAAGGCTTGACGGGTAAGGGTGTGTTTCCCGATACAACGTATCAATATAATACGATTAACAGGATAACACTATATAAGCCAACGGAAAGAGAACCCCTCTTGTAAAGGCTATAAACCGGTGACAGCGGAAACAGCACCGCAGCGCGACGCTTTGGGCGTAGGTGGGGCAAACCCACCACCGCGCACGAAATAGTAACTAAAAACAAAAACATTATGGTATTGACAGAAACAAATAGAAAGGTAGGACGGCTCGGTTTCCTTAGCGGACTGAACCAAGTGAAGATGGGCGTTTACAAAGAGGTGGTAGCCGAATTGTATAAGGCTTTGGGAATAAACAACCGTAACAGCTTCTACGCATACAGGGACGGGAAGATAGAACCCAAGGTTACGCAAGCCGAAGCAGTGGAAAGCGTGTTTAACAGGTACGGGATAACTGAAAACATTTGGGGAGCATGAAACTACACGCGCTATTGAGCAAACGGGAAACGCAAGTAGCCGAATTGCTTGCATGGGGCGCGAGCAAAAAGGAAGTGGCAAGCAAGCTATTTGTTTCCACGCGAACCGTAGAGAACACCGCACGGAACATATACGCAAAATTGGGAATACAGAAGGCTACGGAATTGTGTGTATGGTGGTTTTGTACCAAGTGCGGAGTACCCGTAAGTCTTGACCCGTTGAAACGAGCATTTACGGCAATCCTGCTTCTTTTGGTTTTGCTTCCAAGAGAACTTACAGGAAACGGCGATTTGTTCAGAATTGGCAGGGACAGACGGATAGCACGGGTTACAAGGACTTTCCGGCGATACGGAGAGGATGACGGAACGGAAGATTTTTTCAGAACATATTAAACGGGTGGATCATGAAGAAGGAAATAGCATTGTTAGTGGCAATAGTCGTATTTGGTACGATTTGGATAAGCCACTTAAAGGCACAGATAGACTACGCGGACACGGAATGCCCGGTTTGCGGAAGTTGCGAAGTTTTAGACTTCGGGGAAAGCGAGCATGGGGAAAGGTGTTACTGCTACGATTGCGAAACAGAATTTTACATAACGCCAATTACAGATTATGAGCAAGAACAGTATTAACACAAGGGTAATAGACCTGACGCTCGGCGAACTTTTGGACGCAATAGAAGCAAGGATAAGGGAAACCCGGAAAGAAGACGCGCAAGGCGAAGACAACACGCCTAAGCCAAAACGGTTTGTTTACGGGTTGAAGGGATTGCAAAAACTTTTTGGGTGCAGCAAAACAACAGCTTCACGCATTAAGGCATCCGGCAAGATAGACAAGGCTATAACGCAAGTTGGAGCATTGATAATAATCGACGCTGATATGGCTTTGGAACTTGCAGGGAAAAACAAAGGGAAACAATAACTTTTTAATAATTCAGCTATATGAATAAACAAGTAATCATTAAGCGTTTGACGCTTGTAAACTTCAAGGGTTTACGGAATGTCGCAATAGATTTTAGCGACAATGTTACAACCATTAGCGGACGTAACGGAACTGGTAAAACAACTATCAAAGACGCTTTTAGTTGGCTTCTTTGGGGTAAGAACAGCGAAGGCGACACCGATAGCAAGTTTGGCATCAAGACCAACGACGCGGACGGTAATTTTATTCCCGACCTCGAACACGGCGTTACGGGTGTGTTTGAAATCATAGACAAAGAAACGGGAGCGGTTGAAACCGTAGAACTTCGCCGCGTACTTGTAGAAGAATGGAAAGTACCCAACGGGGAAACAAAGCGTGTGCTGAAAGGACACCACACCGACTTTTTCTATAACGGTGTGCCATTGAAGACGAAAGCGGAATACGAAGCGCGGATTAACGCCATCATTCCCGAAGCAGTCTTTAAGATTATTACAGACCCCTACTATTTCCTTACGCTTCATTGGAAGGCGCAACGTGAAATGCTTTTGCAGATAGCCGGGAACGTAAGCGAAGAAGAAGTAGCGAGAGGTAGCGAACGTTTTGCCCTGTTGCTTGCGCAGCTTACCGGAAAGTCTTTGGAAGACTATAAGCGAGAGGTAGCCGCCAAGAAAGCCAAGGTAAACGAACAGCTCGAAAAGATACCGACAGCCATAAACGCGATTACACAGGTTACACCGGAAGCACCGGATTACGAAGCGTTGGAGAAAGAAAAGGCAGCTTTGGAAGTGGAGCTTACGCAGATAGACGAATCGGTAGCATCAGAAGCGGAAGCCAACCGAATAGCCTACGAGAAAGCATCAAAGACACAAGCGGAGATTAACGCGAAACGGACACAGCAACAGAAGTTGTTATTTGAAGCCAAAGACAAGGCGAGAAGCGAAGCGTATAAGAAGAACGAAGCCTACAACAAGGCAGAACGTGAACTGCGCCAAGTGGAATCAGACCAAACGAACGAGGAACGGCGGTACAACGCGGAGCGTTCCCGGCTTCAAGGCGACATCAAACGCACGGAAGAAAACAAAAGCAGATACAAGGCGCAACAGGACGAACTGCGCGAAAAGTGGTATTCGGTAAGCGCGGAAGAATTTACAGACACTTCCAACCTTGTATGCCCGTTGTTCAAACACGTATGCGCAGACCGGGAAGCATTGGAAAAATACGAAGCAGACCGGGAAGCGGCTCGTAGCAAGTTCTACGAAGACAAACAGGCACGGCTCGATAACATAAACAAGACCGGAACGCAGCTTACCAAAACGATAGAGGAACAAGACGCGGAGATAGCACGGCTTCAAGGATTGTTAGCCGAAACGGAAGAAAAGCACAAAACCGAAGTTTCCGGCTTCACGGAAAAGCGCGAGCAGTTGAAAAAGACGATGGACGCTAACCCACGTATAAGCACAGAACCGAATATCAAAGGGGAAGACATACCCGAATGGCTTACGCTTCAAAGCGAGATAGAAACGCTTTCCGCCGGACTTCCGAAACAGGATAACACAACGGCGAGCAATACCGCCGTACTTCGTAAGCGTAAGGCAGAGATAACCGCACGGCTTGACGAAGTAAAACAGAAATTAAACATCCGCGTAACCATTGAAACCAACGAAAAGCGGATTAACGAGCTTAAAGCGGAAGCAGAAACGCTGGCGCAGGAAAAAGCCAATTTACAGACGGAAGAAACCACGATAGACGATTTTGTTACGGCGCAGATGAACGAAGTAGAACGGCGCGTAAACGCTTTGTTTAGCCGGGTGCAGTTCAAGATGTACCGGACGCAAATAGAAGACGCTAAGCAAGTGCCGGACTGCATTTGCTACATAGACGGCGTGAAGTATTCAGACAAGAACGCCGCCGGAAAAGTAAACGCAGGGCTTGACGTAATTAACACGCTTTGCGCGTTCCACGGGGTAAGCGCACCTATTTTCGTGGACAACGCAGAAAGCATCAACGAATTTATGCCGGTAAACAGCCAACTCGTTAAGTTGGTGGTAACTACCGAAGACTTCAAAGTAAACAATTTCTAACCAATAAAAAGAATAGCAATATGAACTACAAAGAAATCAAGTCCTACGAGGACGCTTGTAAGGTTTTGGGCGTTCAGCCCATTAGTGAAAACGCGGTAGCAGCTTTCCCGGCAGAAGACCGTAAAAGTATGTTAGCTTACCACAAGCTGACAATAATAACACGAGCCATTAACGGAGGGTGGAAGCCGGATTGGGACAATACCAACCAATACAAGTATTACCCTATATTCTACTACGAAAATGCCGGGCTTTCGTTTGCGTCTACGGCTGACGCGGCTGCGAGTACGGATGCGTACTTCGGCTCTCGGCTTTGCTTTCAAACGGAAGCGATGAGCGACTACGCCGCCGCCACGTTCGCCGACCTATACACGGACTTCTATTGCCTTCCGGCTTCGGTAGAGAAAGACGAAGAAAGCGGAAAGGAAGATAAACAGCCCGATTTCTTGAAAGCGGCAACCGAGATTATAGAAACACGGTTACAGCCGTTGGCACAGGAAAAGAAAACGCGCGGTGTTGTGCTGATTGCTTGCGATACGGACACGACGGACGAAAAAGGAGAAAGCGCGACCGGGGCAATTATTGGAATTGTCGGAAACGGAAAAGCGTTGGCGCACGGAGTAGCCGAACTTATGACGCGGAAAGAATCCGCACCGCTTGTAAAACAGGCTACGGAACTTATAGCGATGCAAAGACTACAAGAGCGGATTAAGCAAGAGGGCGCGAATTTTCTCGCGGAATTATTAACACAACAAGAAAAATAGAAATAACCATGTGCAATATAAAACAGTTACCAAGTACCGACATTGAAGAAGCCAAAAGCAAGTTTGAAATGGCTTGCAGAGAAGCTATGACGTTGGAAATAGTTGGCAACGTTGCGGCAGCGTTCAACGCGGTAAGTATTGTAACGCTACTTCGGGAAGCATTAACAAACGATATAATGGACGCGGTTTTTATGCCGCTCATGAACACCAAAATAGGCTTTATGACCGACCACACGGGAAAGCCAAACAGCAAAGGGCAGGTTTTGCCGCTTTATTCGCGCGACGTTGTACGCGATTGCATCATAGACGCGGTTCTTATTGGCTTGCTTCCAACGGGAAACCAATTTAACATATTGGCGGAACGGATGTACCCGACCAAAGAAGGATATACCGCACTTCTTAAAAAGTTGGGCGTTAGGTATATTATCGAGATTGGGCAAGACAAAAGCCAAAGCCCACAATACGCGGAACTTGCCTGTAAGATTAACTACGAGTACAACGGGGAAAAGAACAGTTTTACCGTGAACACAACCGTAGCAAAGAACGCTTACAGTAGCAATGACCAAATACGAGGGAAAGCGGAACGCAAGGCGAAGAAAGCACTATACGAATACATTACCGGCTCGGACTTCGGGGACGGAGACGAAGCAAGTACGTTAGTGGTGGATGCCGTTGCAGTTGAGATTAGGGACGAAGCCAACAAGGGCGAGGCTATCGGAATAGACAACCAAGCAGTAGAGGAAAAAAACGTTATTGCAGAGGATAAACCGCAGCCACAGCCACAACCCCAGCCGCGACCACAGCCACAGAGGGCAAACGAAAGAAGCAACGCTAAACCGGCTTTCTGATTATGGAACTTACCGTTATAGGTTCAAGCAGTGAAGGCAACTCCTACGTTTTACAAAACGCAGGGGAAGCCTTGCTGCTTGAAGCAGGTAAGCCGTTCAAGCACACATTAGCGGCATTGGGCGGCAATTTGCGCAAGGTGGTAGGCTGTCTTATAACGCACGAACACGGCGACCATGCCGGACGCATAAGCGAGGTACTTAACTACGCCGTACCGGTATTCGCTTCGCAAGGAACAATAGAAGGAGCGGCAAAGTACATAAGGAGCAACTACCAACCTACCGCGATAAAAGCTGGTGCCGGAGGTTACGGACGTTTGAATTTGGGCGGCTTCACGGTTATACCGTTCCCGGCGAAGCACGATGCGGCAGAACCGCTCGGCTTCTACATTTGGCACGAAGAAACAGGCGGTATTTTATTCGCTACCGACACCTACTATCTGCCTTGTACGTTCAAGGGGTTAAGCAACATTCTTATAGAGTGCAACTATGACCCGGATATATTGGCGCGTAGGGTTGCGGACGGGGATATACCGGAAGTTCTGCAGGAACGGGTAAGACGCAGCCACCTCAGTTATTACACTTGTTTAGACGCATTGAGGGCGAACGACCTAACGGCGGTAAACAACATTGTATTAATCCATATCAGCGACGGAAACGGCGACGGTGTGGCATTTCGGGAAGGCATAGCGAAAGCAACCGGTAAAACGGTGCATATAGCGAAGCCCGGATTAAAAATCAAATTCAACAAAACACCATTTTAGCTATGCTTAAAGGATTTGATAAAGAGACCCAACCGCTTACCGAGTACGAAGAAAAGGAACTTTTGCCCGTCATATTAGCCGGGTTGAAGACGAAAACCGGAAAGGACAACGCGGTAACAAACCGGACGATTGTAATGCGGCTTACCATAGCCGGGTACAAGATAGACGAAGCCCGATGCAGGAAGATAATAAACCACATACGGACTACCGACGCTTTACCCGGATTGATAGCCACCTCCGGCGGCTACTTTTTGGCAACGACCGAAAATGAACTGATGGACTACGAAGAAAGCCTTTTAGGACGCGAAAACGCAATAAAGGAAGTGCGTTTAGATATTGTACGGCGACGCACAGAAGCCGAAAGAAGGAACATTGTTTTAATTCATAGTATGAACAAATTTAATTAAGAAGATATGAAACAGCCCGAAAAAATACAGACACGCAAGGACGAAGTACGCTTCAAGACTTCGGACATACGCCGGATTATTGGAAAGTATTTGGCGGCAAACGTATTGAAAACGTGGAAAGAAGATTTTTTAGACGAAAGCACAGGCGAAGTAATTACGATTGAACGGAATGAGCTTTTGTTTGAGCGTGGGAAGTACATAGATAACGATTTGGCTACGCGGATAAATTTCAGCATCCAAGCAGAAGACATCAAGGAAGTAGAGGTAAGCAACCAACGCCGCTTAGCCACGCAGAACAAACGGACGGGACTTTACCCGTTTAAGGTAAGCGCGTCTATTGGAATGAAGCGGCATAACTTCATTTTACAGGCGCAGAACGCAACAAAGGCAATAGAAGTAGCAACCGACTTTATAGAATTGAACTTTTCCCAGTCTTTCGACATAACAGGTGTTAAGTTGATGGACGACGTTGTTATCCTTAACGACAGGTTGAGAAAGTATGTAGAAGCACAGGAAGGAGCGAACGAAGAAGGGGAAGAAGAAGACAACGCGGAGGAACAGCGCGGCGATGTCAAGTATTACAAGGTTGAAGCGGAAGTAACGATCAAGACGGAAGACGAAGAAGAACCGAATAAGACCTGCTACGACTTCATTGTACGCACGAAAGACGTAGATACGGCAAAGGTAGTAATAACGGCGTGGATTGACTCAAAGGTTAAGGAACGGACAGAAAAGGACGGGGACGAACGTAAGATAGTGGATATTTCCATACTTTCAGACGCTCCGTTTGCTTGTAACGCTATTGTTGAAAAGGCTTTTTGCATGGCATACAAAGACGAAGAAGTAAAGTAATTAACCGGGGGCGCGTCTTCCGGCGTGTCCCCATAAACACAGCAAGCGATGAGCCAAGACAGTATAGTTATATTCCGAAACATCATACAGGCGTTGGACGTGTTACCGCCGGAATTATATAAGGAGGTTTCCCGGTTGGTTTACGCATACGCTTTTGACGGCATTATGCCGCCGGAAAGCACAGAACCGACTGCGCTTGCTTTATTCCTTTCTTTCAAGCCGCAAATAGACTTCAACGTTAAGCGGTATGAAAGTTACCGGGAAAGAGGTAAGAAAGGCGGCGCACCGAAAGGGAACAACAACGCAAGGAAGATGCCAAAGGAAGAAGAAAGCGAGGAAACGAAACAACTTGAAACAAGCAAAAACAACCTAAAACAAGCTGAAACAAGTTGCGAAGAAGTGAAACAAGCTAACGAAGATATAGAACAAGGTAAAACAACTAAAAACGACCTTATATCTATATCAGTATCTGAATCTATAAATAATAATTCTGTTGATGTTGTTGATGATAACGCGCACACGCGAGAAAGAGAAAACAACCGAAAGTTTTTGGATGAGTTCTTCAAAGAAACGAACCGGGCGCAAATTGAGGTGATTTGTATGCAGCTTCACACAAACCCGGAAACTTTGCGGAGCGAAGCCGAAGAAGTCATAGCGGAATGGGAACTAACGGAAGCCACGCACAGCGATTACACCGAACAGGCGCGGCACTTGATAAACCAACTACGGATAAAATACCGTTCAAAAGCGAATAACGATGGAACAGCAAGAGCAAGAAAAGCAGCAGCCGAAACAACCCCAACGGGTAAACTTGGAACTGTTTGCGAAAGCAATAAGGCAAAGAAGAAACTGCGAAGCACGATTTAGAATCGACCGTTACACGCAGGACGTACCGGCGATGTTGCGCGAGTGCTACCGCTACGAAGTGGAACGAAGGGGGCATGTTTTCAACGAAGACGAAGCCACAAAAGACCACATAATACGCGCGGCAAAGTGGTTGCTCGGAGTGAGTACGAAGCCGGGGTTATTCCTATACGGCGAGCCGGGAAACGGGAAAACGACCTTAGCCCGTTCGATTGTGCAGCTTATAGGGACGATATATTATAGCAGCCTTTCCACGGAGCGGAAAGAGGTAACAACCATTCCGGCATCAGCACTTACAGAAGCGGCACGAGGTGAAAAGCAGGATTTGTTAAACCGCTTGAAGGCAACCGAACTTCTTTACATAGACGATGTAGGAACAGAACCTGCGAGCGTGAAGGTTTGGGGTAACGAGGTTAGCCCGTTGGTTGATTTGCTTTACCACCGCTACGACCGCCAACTGTTTACGGTCATCACTTCAAATTTGATTGGGGACGAAGATATAGCGCAACGGTACGGCATACGGGTAGCCGACAGGTTTATAGAGATGTTCGACCTTATAGGCTTTGAGAATCCAAGTTACAGACCAAGGCTAACGACGTTAAACAAGCCATAGACGCACAGAAACGCCTCGATTTTCGATTAAAACGGCGATTGCGGTAAAGTGGACGTGCGAAGTAGGAAAACGCGCCAAAAAGAGGAAAACGGCAAATTCGAGAACTTCAAAAAAGAAATGATATGAGAATATACATAAGCGGACAGATAACCGGGCTTTCGGTTGAGGAATACACGGAAAGGTTTAACAGGGCGGAAGCCTACCTTACCGGGAAAGGCTACGAAGTAGTAAACCCACTTCGCAACGGCGTACCTTCCGGCGCACGTTGGCAGGAACAGATGAAAGCGGATATTAAGCTATTGCTTGATTGCGGCGCGATTTACTTGCTTGCTAATTGGGAGAAAAGCATCGGGGCGACGTTGGAACGCGAAATAGCAAAGGGGCTGGGCTTGATTATTGAGTATGAGAAAACACCGAAGCACCGCGATATAAAGGCGGCTATATTAACAGTTATGGGCGGTGATTTCAAATCAATAGCGGAAGACAGCCGTAACCGATGGCACGTTTACGCCCGAATGATTTACGCGCATCATTGCAAGAAGCGCGGAGAGCATACGCAAGGGATAGCGGAAGAAACGAGCCACGACCAAAGTACGATTTGCTACTACTTACGCAACTACGATACGGAATACAGGTTTAACCGTGAGTTCAGAGCAGCAGCCGAAAAGGTTGCAACCCTACTAAGTGAAAAGTTAAGCAACCCAACGGACGTATTAAAGTAATTCGATATGGACAAGAATATAGAGAAAAATCGTAAGGAGCGTACACAACCGTCATTGCAACAGCTTGTATCGTCATTAAAGCCGTGCAAGGTATTCGACGAAGAAGAATATCAAATCCTATTCACAAGAAGAAAGGACAATAAAGAACCGGAAAAATGGAGCGCAGGTTATTACAATTTCGATAATTGCTGTTGGCTTTTAGTTGGGTACGGGAAGACTTTACGAAGTGCGATTTTACACCTTAAAAAGCAATTAAGACTGAGATAATGGATATAGAAACGTTACAAGAGCGTCAGCGGTGGACGTTAGAACAAAAGATAGACCACGCAGTAGCAACCGTAGAAAGCTATATAGCGCGAACCGGGAAAACGCCTTACGTCAGCTTTTCCGGTGGTAAGGATAGTACGGTTTTGCTTGATTTGGTACGCCGCTTTGTCAGCAAAGAGGTTAAAGGCGTTTTCTGTAACACCGGCAATGAGTTCCCCGAAATAGTACGCTTTGCGCGTTCAACGCCAAACGTTACGGTTATACATCCCAAACAGACCGTAAAAGCGGTTTTGGCAACATACGGTTTTCCATTGATAAGCAAGGAACAGGCTCACGGGATAAGGCAAGCAAGAACGACCAAAAGCGAAAAGCTGCGTAAGATACGCCTTTACGGTACGGATAGGAATAAAGGGTACATTTCCGGGAAGATATCCGATAAGTGGCAACATCTTATAAACGCGCCGTTCATGATTTCGGAGCAATGTTGCGAGTGCTTAAAGAAAAGACCATTTAGGCAGTATCAGAAGGAAACGGGCGAAGTTCCGATTATTGGAACGTTGGCAACGGAAAGCGAAGCAAGGAAGCAACAATACGTTAGGCGTGGTGGATGCAATTCTTTCCGTGAAGGTCATTTAGGAAGTTACCCGTTAAGCATTTGGACGGACGCGGATATATGGGCATACCTACGGAAGTTTAACGTACACTATTGCGAATTGTATAACAAGGGGGCGGTTAGAACCGGATGCATGTTTTGCGGATTTGGCGCACATTTGGAAAAGCCTACTTCTTCACGATTTGCCATGCTTTACGACTTGCACCCGAAAGCATACGAAGTATTCATGAGGTATGAAAATAACGGGATTACCTACCGCGAAGCATTACGCGCCGTTGGTGTGGTTTTACCCGACGAATACAGACAACTTGAATTGTTTAAGTATGGAACAACTAACTTTTGACTTCATAGACGAAATTGTACCCATTCCCGAATGTTCCGGGCTAATGGCTATGAGCGGATATAAAACGCCCCAAGCGTTAGCCGACGAAATGGTACGGGAAGCAAGGATTTGGCAAAAGCAGAATCCGGGTAAAGACGTGATGGAGGTAATAACGCCGGATTGGAAAGAATATATTAACCATAAAATTAAAGAATTATGTTAGTGATTGAGTTTTGCGGTTTCGTGGGCAACGATGCCGAGATTAAGGAGTTTAACGGACAAAAGTTTATTTCGTTCAACGTAGCGACATCCGAGCGTTACAAGGACGCACAAGGGAACACCGTAAGCCGCACGACGTGGATAAGTTGCTTAAAGCCCGGAGAAAGTACGGTAGTGCAATACTTGAAGAAAGGCACACAGGTATTTGTTAGGGGCGATTTTTCCGCTAAGACTTTCACGGGAGCAAGCGGAATACAGGTAGGAGTAAACTGCCGGGTAAAAGAACTTCAATTATTGGGGACGAAACAGGACGCAGGGCAAACCACGACACAAGCCGGGCAACCGGTGACACCAGCACCGGCGCAGCCACAAGCACCGGCATACGGTGGTAGTAACCCGTTCGGAGAAACAAACGAAAAAGACGATCTGCCATTTTAAGGAGTGAGTATGAAAACAGTAGTTTTGCTTAGCAAAGTATTCTTTGAGGGGCATCCGAAGGCAGGACAACCGACCAATTTTGCCCAAAGCGTAAAAGACGGTTGCAAGCGGCACACGGTAAGAAGCAATTATGCGTATTGGGAAAAGAAGATAGCCGCACTAAAAAAGCAAGGCGGAACGCTTTGCATACGTCAATGGAGCGGAAAGCCATATAGAAGCCAACAGGAAACAATTTTAGAAGTACCTGCCTCAATTATTGGCATTCAGAAAGTGACAATAGAGCAAACAGACGTAAACCAGCTTTCGGTACAAGTTGATGGATGCGAAGTAGCGATTTCAGCGATAGCGAAAAACGACGGATTAAATAGCGTGGAGTTTACCGAGTTCTTACGACCCATTTTGAAGACCTCAGAATGGAACGAAACAACATTTGCCGTCATTCATTTTACGGATTTCAGATACTAAGAGCCATGAAGGAAAGACTAATATGCTGCTTCTACATTCTTTTTGCGAAGCAATACGCCGTATTTACGGCAGACAAGGATAAAACCGGGAAACATACATCCTGCTACATAAAAGGAGATAAGATATTTCTTTCCGCAGTTGCAAACTACTTGAAGAAAGTAGCTAAGGAACTTCACGCAAGGGCGGAAGCGATAGAAAACGAATTGAAGGAGGAAAGCAACGATGGAAATAAAACGGTAGAGCTATGACACGCGAAAAAAAGATAGCCCGGATAATTCGGGCAGGTTACAAAGTAAAACGATTAGGGCGGAACATAGAAGCGACGAACAAGAAAGGCACTTTTCGCGGCTCTGTGCATTCCGTACACTTGCAAATTTTCGGATATTGATATGGCGCATAAAGAATTTTTCGACAAGGTGGTAGCCATGCGCAAGGCGCAAAAGGAATACTTCAAGACGCGATTACCATCCGCGCTACAAAAGTCTAAACAGTTGGAAACCGAGATAGACGCGGAAATAAAGCGCGTAGAAAACATATTGGCAGAAAAGGAAAAAGCCCGGCAAACTTCTTTGTTCGGGGATTTTGACCGCGATTTGATAAACAAAGTAGATAACTATTAAAAGAAAAACAATGGACGATAACAGTTTAAGAATAGAGACACAGAAGCCGGTAGCATATTTGCACCACGAAGCTACAAAATCGGTTATTCCGGTTTTCAAGCCTATAAATTGGCTTCAAAGAAAGGCTATTAAGTGGTTGTTCGGGTTGGAGTACAAAAGCGTTTGAGTATGGCAAAGATGACCTTTGAAGAATTGTTGGCAAAAGCCAATGCGGAAACAACGAGAGCAAAGCCCCGCCATGAAGAAAGCCAATTACAGCGCATTTGCGTAAAATGGTTTCGGCTTCAATACCCGGAATTGGCGGTATTATTGTTTGCCGTACCGAACGGAGGGGCAAGAAACAAGCGCGAAGCCGGGATAATGAAAGCAGAGGGAGTAACTGCCGGAGTTGCGGATATAATACTACTAATACCGTCCGGCGGCTACGCTTCGCTTTGCATAGAGTTCAAAACCGAAAAAGGACGGCAGCAGGAAACGCAAAAGCTATGGCAACAGGCGGCGGAACGTGTAGGTAATAAATACGCCATTGTGCGCAGCTTTGACGATTTCAGAACCGAGGTAAAGAACTATTTACCTCCAAAGTTTAAGCGCAATACGTGAAGTGTTGGCGAAGTATTTTAGGGTTTACCGTATCATAATAATACGATAAACCCTTTAATTTTGCGGAAAAAGAAATACGGATATGGACATTAAACAGATTAAAGAAAAGGTTTGGGGCTTCATTAAGAACATCCCGGCAGACAAGAAGAAGCACCTTATAGTAGGATTTATTGTTTGCGCCATTGTAAGCATGTTATTTGGCTACATTGTAGGATTTGTTTCGGCTTTGGTAGCCGGAGCAGGCAAAGAAGCCTACGACTACTTTACGAAGAAAGGAACGCCGGAAATTGCCGATTTCCTTTACACGGCGGTAGGCGCGGTTTGTTTCCTTGTTGTGTCGGCATTGATTACATTGCTTTTCTACGCTTGTGTCATGCGTTCTATTTAGGCTTTTCAAGAAGCATCATATAGCTGAGAGCAACGGCGACAGCCGAAGCGGAAGGGCGCGGCGACCAAACCACGCCCTTTTTTAATAACCAGATAGCGTAAGAGATACATGAGGAAGAAGAAACGAGAAAGCGAAGCAGAAAGCGACCTGCGTATAAGCGGCGTTGATTTCGGGAACATCGAACTGCCCGATTTGGATTTGTCATTATTCGACGTACTTAATGACGAATACAACGAGGAAACGCGCTACATAAAGCCCAAGGTTTACGAAGTTAAGCCGGAATACGTCTTATATGACAACGCGGTAAAGTTGGCTAAGGATTTGCGGCTGGACTTCGGCACACGTTACGACGTGTTTGTTAGTGGCAGCTTCATTTTTGGCGACTTCTTAGAAGCGTTCATCATGGGGAATAACGCCAAGTGCAAGAAGATGACCGTAAGCACACTTTCGTTAAACCAAAACAACGTAGATAGCTTGTACAATCTTCTTGCCGGGAACTACATAGACGAATTGAACCTAATAGTAAGCGTTTACTTTTGGGGAAACGAAATTAGAAGCCTTATCCCCTACATGTACCGTAAACTTGACTTCGGCAACAAGTTCCAATTATCGGTAGCTTCGATACACACCAAGACCGCGCAGTTTGAAACGTTGGGAGGGCGCAAGGTGGTAATACACGGAAGCGCGAACCTAAGAAGCAGCGGCAATATAGAGCAATTCACGATAAAGGAAAATCCCGAACTATACGACTTCTACGATGACCATTTAAGCCGGATCGTCGAGAAGTATGCAACCATAAGAAAGCCGGTACGCGGCAACGACTTATGGGCAGAGTTAATTAAAAAGAAGTTCAACGATTAAAAAAGGAGGTTTTATGGCAAGTGGAAGCGAAAGCAGAAGCGGAGGTAGCAGGATAAGACGAAGCACCGCAGCAAGCCAAAGGGGTTACGTTCCGTGGAATCCTTCAATGGACACCCCATTTTAGTAGTGAGTAACACAGAGCCGCACCGACAAAGCAACAAAAGCGGCGCGGCTCTTAATTCTATTTCAGATGGAGAAGAAAGAAGAAACGACGGATAAGAAAAGCAGGAAAGCGAACATAGCCGACATGGTGCAAAGCCAAGTTTTGCCGTTGGCGGATATAACCCCGAATAAGGGGCAAATTCCCGGCGTGCCTAAGAACCCAAGGCTTATACATGACGATAAGTTTAAGCTATTGAAGCGCAGTATAGAGGAAGACCCGGAAATGTTGGGACTTCGGGAAATACTACTTTACCCCTACAAAGGGAAATACATTATCGTAGGCGGAAATATGCGCTACCGGGCATTGAAAGAATTAGGATATACGGAAGCCATTGTAAAGATATTGCCTCAGACATTCACGGCGGAGAAGCTACGCGCCATCGTCATAAAGGATAACAGCGGCTTCGGGGAATGGGATTGGAACGAATTAGGCAACGTTTGGGACGCTACCGACCTTGCTAATTGGGGAGTAGATGTGCCGGAATTGGATAAGGTAGAAGTAGAGGAAGAAGCCGAAGAAGATGACTTCAACGTAGAGGAACACCTGCCCAAGAAAGCAAAGGCGAAGTTTGGCGACATATACGCTTTGGGCAAACACCGCCTTATTTGCGGCGACAGCACGGACGCGGAAACGGTCAGCCTATTGGTAGGTGACAGCAAAGTAGATTTGCTCCTTACCGACCCACCCTATAACGTGGATTATTCAAGCAAGAACGAAGCGTTAAACGCGGCAGACAAAGGCAACCGCATACAGAAGGACATCGCCAACGACAAAATGGGAGATACACAGTTTCAAGAGTTCCTAACGGCGGCTTTCACAAACGCGAACCACCACATCAAGCAAGGCGGCGCGTTCTACATTTGGCACGCAGGAACGGAGGGGCTTAACTTCAAGATTGCAGTAAAGCGCGTGGGTTGGGACTTGAAGCAGATACTTATTTGGAACAAAAACAACATGGTTTTAGGAAGGCAGGACTACCAATGGAAGCACGAACCATGTTTGTACGGTTGGAAACCCGGTGCAGGGCATTACTTCATATCACGGCGTGATTTGCTTACGGTGTACGAAGAAAAAGACATCGATATAGACGCGCTTACAAAAGCGGAAATGAAAGACTTGCTTAAAAAGTTCCTTCAAGGCTCAATCCCAACGACCGTAATAGACGAAGACAAGCCGCTAAGGAGTGAAGACCACCCGACGATGAAGCCGTTAAAACTTATGGGGCGTTTGATACGGAATAGCACCCGACCGGGCGAAGTTGTGTTAGACCTTTTCGGCGGAAGTGGTAGTACATTGATGGCGGCGGAACAGTTGGGGCGCATTTGCTATATGGTTGAGTTAGACCCGTGTTATATAGACGTGATTATAAAGCGTTGGGAAGAATATACAGGGGAGAAAGCGCAGTATTTGGGTAATTGCGCCAAAGAAGGTAACACCGAACAAAAAGAATAAAAACACCGAGAAATGGCAAATGAACAGAATTTACGCGAGCCGTGGAAACCCGGACAGAGCGGGAACCCGAAAGGGCGACCGAAAAACCGAGTTCCCGAACAACTTGTAACGATATTCGGGAGCAAGGCTAAGGCTAAGAAGTTCTATTGCCTTAGCGCGACCGAAATAAACGAATGGGAAGCCGCCATACTTACGCTATCAGCCGAAGACTTGAAAGTATTGGCGAAGTGGAGCGGCGCACCCTCGTACCCGAAAGGGCTGGCGATTGCGGTATTAAGCGATATGAAGAACGGAAAGACTACGACGCTCGACAAATTGCGAGAACGCCAATACGGAAAGCCCACGCAACGGATGGAGGTAACAGGAAAGGATGGCGCGGAACTTATACCGGCGCGGACGCTTACCAAAGAGGAAGCGCAGCAGCTTTTTAAGGACTTGCAAGAAAACTACTAAGGAATGGAGATAAGGGACATAGACGTAATAAAGACGTGGACGCTGCAAAGTACGCTAAACTTTACGCGCTACTTCTTCAAAGAGAGGTATAAGCGTAAGTTTGTCGTAGGCAAGCACCATGTTAAAATCGCGGAAGCCTTAGACCGAGTATTTCTCGGCGAATCTACGCGCCTTATCATAAACATAGCACCACGATACGGAAAGACGGAATTAGCGGTTAAGAACTTCATAGCTATGGGGCTTGCAATAAACCCAAAGGCGAAGTTTATACATTTGTCGTATTCCGATGATTTGGCGCGTGACAATTCGCGCGGTGTGCAGGAGATTATACGGGATAGCAGCTACCGGCGTTTGTTTCCCGGAACGATGCCTACAAGCGTGAACACGCGCAAATGGTTTACGACGGAAGGCGGCGCACTTTACGCAGTGAGTTCTGCCGGACAGGTAACAGGCTTCGGAGCGGGTTTGGTTGATAAGGAAGACGAAGAAGAATTAGCCGCAGAAGTTGAGGAACTAAGCAGCATAGATAACGGGAATTTTGGCGGCGCGATAGTCATAGATGACCCGATTAAGCCGGATGACGCAAGAAGCGCGTTAGTACGCGACAAGGTAAACCAAAAGTTTGAAACCACCATACGAAACCGCGTAAACAGCCGGAAGACCCCGATAATAATTATCATGCAGCGTTTGGACGAAGACGACCTTTGCGGCTATTTGCAACGGTTAGAGCCGGACGAATGGGAGGTTTTAAGCCTTCCAGTTATAGAAACGGACGAAGCCGGGAAAGAAGTACCGCTTTGGGAGTTCAAACATACCTTAGAGGAACTGCACGACCTTAAAGAAAAAAATTCGTGGGTATTTGAAACGCAGTACATGCAGAATCCGAAACCGCTTACAGGCTTGATGTACGAACGTGGTTTTAAGACCTACGAAACGATACCCATAACCCGGAAGCATACGGTTAAATCCTATATAGATACGGCGGACACGGGCGCGGACTACCTTTGTTGCATCATCTACATAGAAACGGAAATAGGTAACTTCATTCTTGATGTGTACTATACGCAAGACCCGATGGAGACAACAGAGCCGGAAACGGCGCGGCGGCTATCCAAGTACGAAGTAGAACGGGCTATAATAGAGAGCAACAACGGAGGGCGCGGATTTGCCCGGAACGTGGAAGCGCAATGCCGTTTGTTGGGCAACCGCAAGACTTCGGTAACGTGGTTTCATCAGTCCGAAAATAAGGACGTGCGCATCTTTAATCATTCGGCGGAAGTGCAGAACCTAACCTATTTCCCGAAAGGTTGGGAACACTTGTACCCGAAATTCTACAAAGACATAACCCAATATATGAAAGTTGGCAAAAACGCTCACGATGACGCGCCGGACGCACTTACGGGTACGGTTGAGAAACGGAGCGGACAGCCGCAAAAGTTGGCAAACATTTTTAGATAACTAAATACTTACAATTATGACAATAGAAGAACTTTTGGCAAAGAGTGAGAACGAACTGACAGGCGTTATTAACGAGTTGAGGAACGGACGGAACACGCCCGAACCTAATTCTTTGGAATATGCGGCACAATTCGACCCGAAGCTGCATGAGGTAAACGACACGAAAAAACGCCCGGACAAACTTGTAGTTGTTGATAAGGACAGCGACGAATACGGCGAAGTCAAGAACATAAACCCGAACGTGGAGCTTACTACCGAACAAGGTTTTAGGATTGAGCCGGTAGCGCGTATAGCGTTGGCAATTCAAAAGCTGATAGTAAAACGCGCCGTAGCTTTCACGTTCGGAAACCCGGTTACATACAACGCCAACCCGGAGGGAGCGGAAGAAAAAGCTCTTTTGCAAGCATTAAACCGGGTATTCTACGACGTAAAGGAAAAGACGCTAAACCGCCGTGTGGCTCGTAGCTTGTTCAGTACGACGGAAGTAGCCGAACTTTGGTATCCGGTAGAAACAGAGCCGCACGAACTTTACGGCTTCAAGAAAAACATCAAGTTCAAGGTAGCCATATTCAGCCCCATGTTTGGCGATAGGCTTTACCCATACTTTGACGAATCGCGCGACCTTGTAGCCTTTTCGCGTGAGTTCACACGCAAAGACCGCGACCTCATTACGCGAACCTACTTTGAAACATACACAAAGGATAAGCACTACTTATGGAGTTGCGAGGGTTTGGAAACGGCAACGAGCGGCAAAAATTGGCAGTTGGTGGAGGGTTATCCGAAAGGCATCACAATAGGGAAAATTCCCGTCATATACGCAAGCCAGCCGCAAGTAGAATGGGAAGACGTGCAAAGCCTTATAGACCGGTTGGAAAAGTTGCTATCCAACTTCGCGGACACAAACGACTACCACGCAAGCCCGAAAATCTTTGTTCGAGGGACGATAAAAGGATTTTGCCGGAAAGGGGAAGCTGGCGGCATCATTGAGGGCGAAGACGGAGCGGAAGCGCAATACCTATCATGGGCAAACGCACCCGAAAGCGTAAAGTTAGAGATAGACACGCTTCTAAGAATGATTTACACGATTACGCAAACGCCCGATATTTCATTTGATACCGTGAAAGGATTAGGAGCGATAAGCGGCGTAGCGTTGCAGCTTCTTTTCATGGACGCTCATTTGAAAGTGCAGGACAAAAACGAGATTTTCTCCGAATACTTGCAACGGCGCGTAAACGTGCTTAAAGCATACATGGCAGAAGCTAACATAAATTGGCGTACAGCCGCAAGCCATTTAATCGTAGAGCCGGAAATAACGCCTTACATAATTGAGGACGAACTAAGCAAGATAAATATCCTGCAAGCGGCTAACGGGCAAAAACAGATAGCAAGCCGGAAAGCCACTATACGGAGATTGGGCTGGGCGGACAACGCCGACGAAGAAGAAGCCGCAATCGAAGCGGAAGAAACGCGCGAGCGGTCATATTACCAAGGTGAACCGACTTTATAGCCATAAACGTATCAATATAATACAAATTAGGCGTTTTGGGAGCGTTTTAACTACTGATGTGAGTAAATATACCACAAGGGAATAAGACGCGCCTAAACGCCAAATCTTAGAAAAATAACTATGCCCGACAAAGAAAACAGCATAATAGCGCAGCTTCGAGGATTTGACGCGGAACATTACGCGGCAACGGAACGTTACGCCCGGCAGATTGAACGGCTATACAATACGGCTTGCGATGAGTTTGCGCGTATTGGCGCAGGAATGGAAGAAACGGAAGCCGTGTTTTCATTCGATAAGCTGCCGAAGACAAAGAAACAAGCGCAAGGGATATTAACCCGGCTTGTCGGTAAAATGGAAGCCGTCATTACGACCGGGACAAAAGCCGAATGGTTGGCAGCTTGCAAAAAGAACGACGCTTTTATAGCCGCAATACTACGCACAGCCAAACTGACCAAAGAAGAAGTAGAGCAATACCAAAGCCGAAACCTCGAAGCACTTAGCACGTTCCAACGCCGTAAGGTTGAGGGATTGGGATTAAGCGAGAGGGTATGGAAGTACGCCGGAGAATTGAAAGACGCTATGGAATTGGGCATAGACGTAGCGTTAGGGGAAGGCAAGAGCGCACAGGAATTAAGCCGGGATTTGCGCAGCTACCTCCAAGAACCGCACAAACTTTATAGGCGTGTGCGCGACAAAGGCGGAAACTTGCGTTTGAGCAAGGCGGCTAAGCTATACCATCCCGGACAAGGCGTTTACCGTTCTTCGGCAAAGAACGCGCAGAGGTTGGCACGGACGGAGGTAAACATGGCATACCGGGAAAGCGAGTTTTTAAGATGGCAGAAGTTGGACTTTGTTGTAGGCTTGCGCGTCATGCTGAGCAACAACCACACAACGACAAACAGCAAAGGGGAAAAAATTCCGCTTGTAGATATTTGCGACGAACTATGGGGGGATTACCCTAAGACGTTTAAGTTTACAGGTTGGCATCCGCAATGCCGTTGCTTTGTTGTGCCTATTTTGTCGGACTACGACGAATATAACCAAGACAGGGCGAACAGGCTTAAAGCGATTGTTAGGAAAGCGAAGTACGAAAGCCTTCCTTCACGCCGTACCATCACGGACGTACCGGCTAAGTTTCGGGAATACATAGACAGTATTAAGGAACGAGCTAAGGGCTGGAAGTCTATGCCCTACTACATTCGGGATAATTTCAAAGGTGGTAAGATAGAAGGAGGACTAAACGCGAGCATACCGACAAAGACGATGAACAGCGTAAAGCCGTGTACGGAATTTGACAGGGAAATAAACTACCTCAAACGTTGGGCATACGCTTTGGGCGGCGATATGTCAAACATTGACGCGCTTAGAACCGCAGGAAACCGGGAAGCATTGGAAGCCGAAATAGAAAAGGTTAGAGATGTCATGGACGGAAATTTAGACAAATGGCACGATGCGCAGAACGAACTAAGCCGGGTTATTACGGTAAGCCTAAAAGGGTATTCGGATATACAGAACGAGTTCTCAAAGATTTTGCAGGACAACGCATCTTCAACAAAAAGGTACTACGGCGATTGTATTAGCCGCTTGAAACAGGCGGTAAAAGACGCTTTGGCTAAGTTGGCAAAAGCAAAGGAAGAAGAAACCAAAAGCGGAGATAAGCCGCATAAGGCACTACTTAAAAACTACACCACCGAAGCGCAGGTAGATAAGACTTTCAAGGAGATAAACGACGGGCTTACCGAAAAATGGTTTGAGAACGGCGACCTTAAATTAGGAGTAGAAACGCATAGGGGTAATAACGGCTCTACGTGGATGGACGGCAGAACCTACCTAACAACGGATAGGCTTGCACGGGTAAAATCGGCATTAGGCAAAATCGGGCAAGGGAAATCGGCAGAGATTACAGAACTTGAAGCAGACGCGATGGCTACATTTTGGCACGAGATTACGCACAACAGGAACAAGCGAGGGAATATGTATTTAACAGATACGCAAAGGGCATTTATGGAATTAGCCAACGAGTTTGTAGCGAGAAAGTCTTTGCCGGAGTTTTACCGGGTATTGGGCTGCAAAGAAACGCCGCAAGCGAAATTCATAAGCAACCGCAATTCAACAGGCTATAACGACATGGTTAATAACTACGATTTGGTAATTAGGGAACTTGGGCTTAACACAGATAAGGCATTGGCTACCGTAAGACAGAATTTGTTTAACGAGGTTTACTCAGACCAAGCAACCGGGCTAAAACAAGGTCTTATAAGTGGTGGACTTAAACGGTTGGACGGAAAGAAAATAAAGGCTTCGGAACTAAACAGCCTATTAAAAGCAATAAAGACAATAAAGGGAAGGGTTTATATGAACATAAACGGAGAATGGGTAAAGGAAAGCCGGGAAGAACAAATGGTTAAATGGTTAAAGAAAAACGGATATTTGGCATAAAAAGAAAGGGGTAATTTGCCCCTTTCCCGATTTAGTCAATTATACACCCATTCTCTTGCGATTGGCTGTATTGTTCTTTCCAGCATTCATCCTCATACTTTTTTGCGGCGTTGTAAAGTTCATTGTCTTTGGTTTCAATAGCCAAACTTTGCAGCATTTGGGCATGAACTACCGGCGTACAGCCTTCTATATATTCTTTGCTTTCCAACGGCTCGGAAAAGCCGGTTACTTTCGCAAGAATTTCGGCATCATTGCAGAAGTCAAAAACGGTTTTGCCTATTAAGTCTTTATAGTTCATAGTTCCTCCCTTTTGTATAACGGACATTGGAATAATTGTTTTCCCGTTCAAGTTCAGCCGACGGAAGCGGCGCACCTTTGACGGGTGGATAGGTATCGGTTACATACTTATCAAGCATTGCCAACGCTTCACGCCGTTTCTTTCCCTTTGAGCGTTCAGCACGAGAAAGAAGAATGCCTATAATTTCAACAGGCGATGGTTTGGCAAACATATCTTTTACGGCTTCTTTTAGAGCCAAACGAGCGGCGAGAGTATAAGCGGAGTTATACGCCCTATTGCCTTTCCTTAATGCTTCGGTTACGTTGTTCATTATTGCGCTATTTTGGTTTTCACTTCCACACGGGAAATGCGAGTTTCCACGAGCTGCCCGGTATTGGTGAAAATAGATTGAACTTCTACGTTACACTTAAAAACAACCGATGTTGAAAACGTTCCGGCAAATTCTTTCAATTGAGCAACTAACTTTTGTTCTAATTCGGATTTTGCCTTAAAGAAGGCTTCTTCCGGTGTGATTTTATTTTCTTCTTCCATACGCTTTAATCTGTTGTTCAGCAACAAAAGTACGGATTACTACGGACAAAACAAAACCACGATTTTAAGCCGAAGCGTAAATTAAGGGAATACCATAAGCAAACGTAAACAAACAGTAACAGCGCAAGAGGTACGGGAATAACTAAATAGCCCCATTAGACACCAAAGGAAAATAGCAATAGCAAAAACTACTCAACGTATTAAGATGATACTTTACTTTCGGAACTTCGCTTTTCTTCCTGTTCATTGAGCCACTTTGTTTGCCGTTCAAGACCGGATAACTTCAATTTATGTACGACAAGACGCGCCCGGATAATACCGGCATTGTTTACGACTTCTTTATTAACCGATTGTTTTATTTTGCGTTGGCGATATGGTTTGGTTAGGAATGCGACTACAAGAGAAATAAAGAAAACGCCAAAGCACCCACAGGCGAAATAAAGCAAATAGGCTTCCATTATTCCGGGTTTATTACTTCTACAATACTTTCAACTTCGACCCATTGGTTATGGTCATTAGGGGATATAGTAAAAGAAGTGCTTAGTTTGCATTGACCGGGCTTTTGCGGCGTGTATTGGATTGTAAAAGGTTGCGTAGTGGAAACGCCTATACATTCGTTGCCGACATAAGGAGTATCAAGGAAATAGGCTACTTCTTCGACAGAACCGTTTATCAGTTTCAGCGTTTCCGTATCAGCGTTACAATACGGCGAGAAGTTCACGGAATAAGTACGACCTACATAAATAGTATTCAGTTGCTCAGTACTGCCAACTTCGCTAAAATAGGCGGAAGCCCTTACGGTTGTGCTAACGTAATTTTGTTCTTCCGGCTCGTTTGTTTCAGAGGAACACCCGGACAACATTACCACCGACGCAGAAAGTAGCAAGAAATAAATTAGCTTCTTCATCGATTTTTGATACCTTTGTACCCACCGCCCGAAGTAAGTGTTATTTTAACCGCATAGAAAAAGCGCGGACTATATAGGTTTAAGTATTTGAGGCATCGCCAAACGCCTAACGAAAATAAACCGTATAGCCGCGCTTTGCCTGTATATCGGATAAGGATATACGACATTAGCGCGTAGTAGGTTTTCTTTTCGTTATTTGTTAATTTGGCGATTTTCAAATACAAAAGACCTAACGCTTTCCCTTCATTGCCGGATTTCTCCCCAGCAACGGCACAAAGATATGAAATTATTGGCACAACGCAAATGAAAAGCATACAAATAGACAGCACAACAGGCAAATACAAGCAGAAACAACCTAATTCAACCTAAAACAAACTACAAACAAGCAAAAACGACCTTATATCTATTATCTATATCTATAAATATATTGTTGTTGCTGTTGTTTATAAGCGCGTGCGCGTAAGCAAAAGCAGATTTGGAAGTTTTGGCGAAGTGTTTACCGCTTACGCCCGATATAGTATCACTTTAATACGATTATTTTTGCAGAAAGTTAAAGCAAAAATAGTTTATGAACGAATTACAGGAAAAAATTTTAGCACTACTTGTAGCAAAATTCCAAGGCGTGCGCAAAGACGGGTTACAACATTTGGCAGCCGCTATCGGCTTACAAGTAACGACCGAAGAAGAAGCTAACCAAGTCGTAGATAAACTTACCGCCGACAAAGTTAGCGCATTTGTAACGGAGTGGCGGCGTACTGCCGACGCGGAGATTAGCAAGGCTAACCAAACCTACGAAAACAGCCTTAAAGAAAAGTATGATTTCGTGGAGAAAGGAAAGCCGACACCTCCGACCGGACAGCCGACACCAACCGAAGGAGCAGGCGGAGCGGTGACGCTTGACGCGATTAGCAAACTTATCGATGACAAGTTAAAGGGCGTACAAGACAGTATTACCACACTTAACGCCGATAAGGTGGCAGACTCGCGACGTAAACTATTTGTAGCCAAGTTGGACGAAGCCAAGGTAGAGGGAAGACAACGGGAAATGATGTTGCGCAACTTCGACCGTATCAACACCTTTGCCAACGACGAAGATTTCAACAGCTACCTAACCGAAGCGCAAGGCGACATCGCAGCTTTGCAGCAGGAACGCGCAGACCAAGGACTGCAAGGACACGAAAAACCCATATTTGGAGCCGTGAACAAAGAAGGGATTAGTAGCGGAGTTGCAGAGTTCATAAAGGAGCGCACAGAGAGCAAAACCCTAACGGGTAAAGAAGTCTAACTTAAAATTGCATCAAAATGGGTTTGAGAATTGACCGCAAGAAAGATGAGCGTGTAGTACACGCTTGTACGCATAATTTGGCGGACATTCCGAACGGTGTAACCGTTTGTTCCGCAGACCTTATCCCCGGTGGGATATTGAGGGAAGGCACAGCCATCGGAAAGGGCGAAGCCGGGCTTTATCACGTCATCAAGACGGCGAAAGTTACGGAAGCTGCCAATAATTCCGCTACCGCCTATAAGGTAGAGAAAGGGCATCACTTCAAAAAGGGCGATTTCGTGATGTTGAAAGTTGGCGCGAAGGCTTACGCTATTACCGCCATTGACACATCCGAAGCGACCTACGACACCATTACCGTAGGAACTACGCTCGGCGAAGCCGCGAATGTTGGCGACGCACTTGTACAGGCATCAGCGCAAAGCGCAAGCAACACAAGCGCGTTTAAGTACGCCCCGAAAGCCTTAGTAGGCGACAGCTACGAAGTGAAAGTACTTGACAACCACCTCGTAGTAGCGGTTACTATTGGGCAGTTCAAAGAGAGTGTTATCCCGGCACAGAACGGCGACATTAAAGCCGCGCTTCCCGGAATTGTTTTAATTTAATTCGCAGTAGGTTATGATAGGAACTTTAATGCGTGGGCTTGTAGAGAAAGACATGCAAGCCGTCGTAAATTCTTACGACTTGAAGCCCTACTACTACCCTACGCTTTTCCCGTTGAAAGAAACCTATACTTTGACGTGGAAGGCATTGGAAACGCAGGTAGGGTTAAAGATAGCCGCCGATTTGGTAGCGCGTGGCGCAAGCGTTGATAAAAAGACGCGCGAAGCTATTGCCCGTATTCAAGGAGACATCCCCAAGATTGCGGTAAAGCGCACCAAGAACGACGAAGAACTGAACGAGTACGACATCATGGTAGCCATGACTTCACAGAACCCGGATTTACGCCGGTTGGTTGAAGCGTGGGCAGAAGATACCGACTTTTGCTGGACAGCCGTAGCCGCACGTTTGGAATGGATGGCGTTGCAGTCTATCTCTTTGGGAAAGATTACGCTTACCAACACCAACAACGTATCGGCTATCAGTGAATACGACGTAGATTACCAATTACCGGCAGACCAAAAGGTAGGTTTCCAAACCGGCTCGGCAAATTGGGCTACTTCGGCTTCGGCTAAGCCTATTACCAAAGACTTCAAGGCAGTAGTTAGAGCCGCCAAGAAGAAAGGGCATAACTTGAAGTTTGCCTTTATGTCGCTTGACACTTTCGCAACCTTCACAGAGTGCGAAGAAGTGCAGAAGATTTGCGCATCGTTCGCGGCTAACGCTTTGGGTATTCAGCAAACGCCGAGCGTTGAGCAAGTAAATACCGCTTTGCGCGGTTTGTCTTACTTGCGCGGCTTGCAGGTGGTAGTTATTGACCAAGATATTACTATCGAGCTTGAAGACGGTAGCCGACCGGTTCAGCGGCAACCCGTTTACCGAGAACGTAGTAATGTTCAGCGAAAGCAAGGTTTTGGGCAATACCTATTGGAAGAAACCGGCAGACATGAACGTACAAGGCTCGGTAGCTATAAAGGCTTTGAACGGGCATACGCTTATCAAGAAGTTTGCGAACGAAGAACCGTTGGAGGAAGTAACAATGGGTATTGCTAACGCTTTCCCGGCGTGGCTTACTTCTTCGCGCTCGTGGTTGATGAGTACCGATAATTCAAGTTGGAATCACTAACTAAAAGCCGGGAGGTAGCAAAAGCCGCCTTCCGGCATAATCCGTTTAGCTTATGACATACAAAGAATGGTTTACCCGTACCGTTTCACGCTTTGGCGTTGAGGGCGGAGATATAGAACTGATATTAGCCAACCAACAGGGGTTAATCCCGGACGCAGAAGCGGAAGTAGATATTACGACCGCCAAACGTGCGCTTTGTGCTGAGTTCGGCTCTATTATTCCGCTTGCCAACGTGAGCGAAGGCGGTTATTCGCTTTCGTGGAATTGGGAAGCCATCAAGTTTTGGTATAATCAGACTTGCGGCGAATTGGGCATTACGCCGGTTAATACGCCGAAAGTCAGAAACAGAAGTAACAGATGGTAACAAGCGTAGTAAACAACCAATACCCACACTATCTCTACAAGCGGACTACCGGCGGCGAAGCCGTGCAGAACGCTAACGGGAGTTGGGAAACGACCGAAAGCGCATGGGCTTTTCATAGCAAATGCAGGGAGGAAACCAACGGGAAGGGTACGCAGATAAATACTGCAAGCGGAAAGTTTGTTACGTTTTCTTCGCTTGTTCAAATTCCGGTAGGAGTTGAGCGCATACCCGAAGGGGTGGAAATAGCGGTAACGGAAGAACCGTTAGAGCCGTCGGCGTTGCTTGACCAAACGGTTATGGAAGAAGCTAAGATTTCGGGATTAGTTAGGGTTTCCGGCGAATGCTTGAAATTCGATAAGGGGCGGTTACATTGTAGGCTATGGGTGTAAAGGCTAAATTCAAAGGCAGTATAGACAACGTTCTAAAAGCGTTCCTTAACGAAGTGGAAAGGCAGATAATCGAAAGCCTTTGCCGCGTCGGAGAGGAAGCCGTATCGCTTGCACGAAGACCCCACGCCAAAGACTGGCAAGACCAAACGGGCAACTTGCGTTCTTCCGTTGGCTATGTGGTATTCAAAGACGGTGTGCAAATACGACAAAGCGCATTTGAGACCGTACCACCGAAAGTAAACCGGGAAGGAACGAAGTTTTCCGGAGCAAAAGAAGGTTTGAGGTTGGCGCAGGAAGTAGGAAGCAGCCACAAAGAAGGCTATACGCTTGTAGTGGTAGCAGGTATGAACTACGCCGTACACGTTGAAAGCAAAGGGCGTGATGTCCTTACATCAGCCGAGAAGCAAGCCGAAAAACTAATAGCAAGAGAGTTAGCAGACTTGATTACAAACATTAAAAACGCGTTCAAGTAATGAAGAAGTGCAGCAGCATAGACACCGACGATATTCTGTATAAGATTATTGCGGAAGGCGTTAAAGCCGGGAAAATAAAGGTTTCCGGCATTGTATGCCCCCAAGACGAACGCCCGGACAACAGCGAAACCGAAGATATTGTAATTAACACTATCACGGTAACGCATGACAAGCCGCAAAGCGGAACTTCTAACGTGAACATTTACGTTTCAGACAAGAAAGTAAAGATACGCGGACGGGAGCAACGCAAGGCTGACCGGGAACGACTACGGGAGATTGGCGATGCGGTTGTAGCTTATTTGGAAGCGCAGAACATAGCCGACCTCGAATTTTGGATAGAGAGCGACACAGTAGTTAAAGAACAACAGGTTTACCAGCACTACCGTAACTTGCGTATAGGCTGGAACATTCATTAAAAATTAAACGATATGGCAACATTAGTTACATTGGGACTTTCCAAGATATTGGGCAAGCAAGGCGAACCCACTAAGTTGGACTTCTTAGAAACGGACTACAAGGCTTTCGGCTTGACTTACGAAGATACCTGCAAAATGTCGCAGGAAGACCCGGAAACAACCGAGTTCTACGCCGAAGAAGAAGACGACCCGGTAGAAACGATAGAGAAGCAAGGTAAGATTACCTTCACTTTTTCCATCATGAACCCGGATTTAGACACGCTTAAACGCTTGTTTGGCGGTGAGGTGGCATCCGATGTTTGGAGTTACCCGGACGTTGTAAATTCGGTGGAGGAATCCGTTATTATTATTCCGCGTAAAGGGTTGAAATTCCAAGTTCCGCGTATGAAGCTGACTTCCAAAATTAACGGAGAGTTCAGCAAGAAAGGGCTGCTTCTTATTGAAGTAACCGGTACGGTAATGAAACCGGCTACTACCGGATTAAAGAAAATGGCAGTAGGAAAAGTAGCTACTACGCCCCGACAAACAGGGTCTTAAACCTATTTGTCCGTTTGAATTAAACGAGTTCTAACCGGAAAGACCCGCTACTTTGTTCCGGGTCTTTCTTCATTTAACAGAGTATGGACGAAAAAGAGAAATTAGATAACCTTACACGCGAACAGAACGAGTTAAGGCAGATGATCAACAGCGGCGTAACGTTCGATGTGGATATAACCTACAAAAAACGCAAGCCGGGATTATTGGGCTTTATTCGCAAGCGCGAAAAGGTAACGGAAAAGAAAGTTTTCCGGGTTGCAGAACCTACGCTATCAACGCTTGACAGGCTTAGCGCGTTATGGCTTTAAATGAACATAGACGAAACGAAGCTAAAAGACGCTGATTATTTGTGCGCGGCTAAGAAGTTGGCGGCAAAGGAAGCGAAAAAGCTCGCCAAGGTGGTAGCGGTTGCAGTATTGGGCGAAGAATACTACGACGTGACAGAAAGCGGCGGTTACTTTACGCGAAAGCCGAACGAACAGCGTTTGAACCGGCTCGCTTCTTTGTTTGAGCATACCGTAACGCCTTCACAGCTTCTTACGCTTGCCATTCTGATAACCAACGTAAGCAACTTAGGGGATTTTATAAACTCTATAAGATTGATGAGCGCAACACGCACAAGCGACCCGATGACAAGTCTTATAGAGCAACAGGGTTAAAAAGTCCACACGGACGGCGTGGCTCGGTGTGTGCGCACTTCGGCTGGACGTTGGACTACCTTCTACACGGTATTCCGTGGGGAACGGTACAGAGGATGTTAATAGACGCGCCCGGCGTTGAGGACGAAGACACTACAAAGAGCGATACTGAAATAGTGCTTACGGACGATAACGCGGACGAAGTAATGAAACTAATAAACAACTTGAATAGATGAACATACAAGGCGGCGGTTTGTCTTTTGACATTTCGGGAACAAACAGGGAACTGCTCCGAGTGCTTGAAGAAAGCAAAAGGGCTATACAGCAGTTCAGCACGTCGGCGGTGCAGAACGGAAAAGGAATAGATAAAGCCTTTGAAGCTACCGCAGCCGTGATAAATTCGGGATTTGCCACGATAGACCGCATATTTGAGGAAAACAAAGCGGCTTTGAAAGACCTGCAAGCCCAATACGAAGAATTGGGACAGAAAGCCGGTAAGGCGTTCACAGAAGGACGCGATGAGGAATACAGGGCTATGGCGGCACAGCAAGCCACGTTAAAAAGCGAGATAAACCTGCGTCAGCAAGTAATCAGCGAAGCGGAAAAGCAAGCCGATGCGCTGATGAAAGAGGAACAGGAATTGAACAAACAACGTGAAGCAGCCGAAAGGAGCGCAAGGGCGCAACAGTCGTTAGAAGTCCAGCTACGCCGATGCCGGGAAGCATTGGTAGCAATGGAAGCGGAAGGCAAACGAGGTACGGCAGAGTTCCGGGAAATGCAGGAGGAAGCCGCGCGTTTGGCTAAGGCGTGGAAAGACGCTACTGACCAATCCAACATATTAGCGCACGACCAACGAGGAATGCAAGGACTTATTAGCGGACTTTCGGGCGTTTCCGGCGGATTTGCAGCCGCACAGGGAGCGGCAAGCCTATTTATAGGAGAAAACGAGAACTTACAGAAAGTTATGCTCAAAGTCCAAAGCCTTATGAGCATAACGATAGGCTTGCAACAGGTAGAACAAATGCTGAATAAGGATAGCGCATTTAGGCTTGTAACCGTAGCAAAGGCAAAAGACTTGCTTACGGCGGCAAACGTGCGCCTTGCGGCAGCGTTGCACATTTCCAACACAGCGGCTGCGGCTTTGATGGCTACGCTTACTTTGGGTCTTTCCGTAGCAATTACCGCCGTAATTGTAGCCATTTCCCGGATGCAGAGCAAACAGGCGGAAGCAAAGAAACAGGCGGAAGAATTTAACAACAAGGTAGCGGAAGCCGCAGCAGAACCGGTTACGGCTTACCGAACATTACAGGCGGAATGGCTAAGCCTTACCGGGTCATTAAAAGAGCGTGAAAAATGGGTACAGGATAACGTAGATAAATTCGACGATTTGGGTTACTCCGTTCGCAACGCCAAAGAAGCGGAAGAATTGTTAGTTACCAATAGCTCAAAGTTTGTCGAAGCAATGATGCTCCGGGCAAAAGCCACAGCCACAAGCGAGCTTGCCGTAGAGAAGTACAAGAAAGTAATAGAAGCGCAGAATAGGTTAGACACGACCCCCAAAGCGTATGTTTCCAAAAAGGGAACATATACAGACGGCTACGGAGTTCAGCGCAAAGGCGTTGTTCTTGAAAAAAGCAGTAATTGGAAAGAAGCGGAAGAAGAATTGCAAAAAGCGGAAGAAGCGTATAATAAACTTGTAAACCAGCAAATTAGTTTCACGCAAAAAGAAAAAGAGATATTGGCATCTATCGGAAACCAAACCGGGAAAGTGGTAGCCGGAAGCGTAGAAGCTGCGGAAAAGGAACTCTCACGTTTGCAAGAACTTTATAAGAAAGCGGCTACCGACACGGAACGCGCGGACATCGCCAAACAAATAGCCGAACAGCAAAAGGAGCTGAACCGCATCAGCTATAACAGCGGAGGGAGCAACAGCGGAGGTAAGGAAGATACTGACCCGTTCGCGGAACAACTTAACGAGCGGAAGGCACTTTATTCCAAATACCTAAAATGGGTAACAAGTTCCGATGAAACGGTACGGAAAGCAGCCAACACAGAATTTGCCGCGCTACTTCAAGAAGGGACAAGCTACCTCGATTATTTGGAGAACCTACGCAATGAGATTTCAAGCAAGGCGAACAAAACGGCTACCGACTTGAAGAACATAGCCACATTGAATAACGAGATAGCGAACGCAACTAAGGAAGCCGTTATTTCGGATTTTGACGCGCAACTGCAAAGGGAGCTTTCCATGTGTCAGACCGTAAGCGAACAATTAGCGTTGATAGAACGCCGGAGGGAAGAACTTAGCGGCGACAATTCAGACGTAGATAATGCAAAGTCCGATATTTTGGACGTTGCGGAAGAAGATACCAAAGCCAAGGCAAGGCAGGAAACGCGCGAGTTGTTGCAGGAATACGCAAGCTATGTACAGGAAAAATTAGAGTTTGAAGAAAGCTACGCACGGAAACGGGAACTTCTAAGTAAGGCAGCAGCGGAAGCGAGCAACGAACAGGAAAAGAAAGCCGCCGAAGCCGCATTAGCCGCATTGGAGAAGCAACGCAAGGAATACGAAAGCCGGAGCGGAAGCGAACAATACGACCAACTTCTAACCGAGTACCAAAGCTACCAAGAGAAACAAACGGCGATTTTGCGGAAATACGCCGAGCAACGGGCGGAAGCGGAAAAGCAGGGGAATTTATCCATGATTACACAGATAAACGCCAAGGAACAGGAAGAACTAAGCAAACTTGCAGCTTCACGCCTAATGGCTACCGAAAGCTGGAATCAGTTGTTTAGCGACCTTTCCCGGCTAAGCACACGCACGATAAACAAACTGCTTGAAGACATCAACAACAAGAAGATAACATTTTCCACGCAGTTTAACCCGGCAGACCTAAAAGCCATAAACGACCAATTAGAGAAAGCCCGTAACGAGTTGGAAAGCAGAAACCCGTTTTTGGCATTAAAAAACAGTCTTGCGGAACTTCGGGCGGCGATGAACGCGGAAAGGCTGTTAGACAGCGATGACCCGTTTGTAAAGTCATTGCAGGAAAAGAAGCAGCAGTACGAGCAATATGCCGAAGCGGTAAGCAGCACAGACGAAATTTTAGCCGGTGCAGCAAAGACGGCATACGCCGACCTCCTTAAAGAAGGCTCATCGTACATTGACATGTTGCGCCGGAAAATTGCGGAACTTGAAAACATAAAACTTACCGTAGGGCTTGAAGTTGAGGGAGAAGAACAGTTGGCGGTATTGAAAGCCGCTCTCAATAAGGAAACGGGAGAAACAAAAAGCGTTGGCGAAGCATTCAAAAGCACGTTTAGCGATATTGGAAGTAGCGTAAACTTTGTTTCCGGCGCATTTGACAGCGTGGTAAGCGGAATAAAGAACATGGGTATTTCCATGAGCGAGGAAACGCAAGCGATATTGGGCGACATAAGCGGAATTATGCAAGGGGCTGGGCAGTTGGCGACGGGAATAGCCACCGGCAACCCGTTGGGGATTATTCAAGGCTCTATCGGTTTGCTTTCTTCCGCCTTTGACTTGTTCAACTTCCGGGACAGGAAAGCAGAAAAATCAATAAAGCGGCATCAGGAAGCAGTTACTAAGTTGGGGTACGCCTACAACGCTTTGGAACACGCCGTAGATAACGCTTTGGGCGAAACGGTCTATCAGAACCAAACCGCCATGATTGAGAACCTACGCCAACAGCAGGACGAAATAAACGGCATGATTAGGGACGAAGAAAGCAAGAAGGACACCGATTGGGGCAGGATTGACGAATGGAAAGAGCAATACGCCGAGATTGGAAGACAGATTGAAGACATCATAGCCGAGATTACGCAGAGCATTACGCAGACTTCCGCGCCGGAACTTGCCGACCAATTAGCGGACGCGCTTGTAGAAGCGTTCGAGAATGGGGAAAGCGCGGCTGAATCGTTCGGGGAAGTGGCAAACGACGTGATAAAGAACGCGGTTAAAAACGCATTGGCTTTGCAGTTTTTGGAAGAGCCGCTACAAAGGGCTATTAAGCAGCTTCAAAAAGATATGGGCTTTGACGAAGAAGGGAACGGAACGTTTGACGGGCTGACCGAAGCGGAGCAAGCAAGGTTTAAGGCGGCGATACAAGCCGCCGGGCGGAACTTCGAGCAAGCCATGAACATGTACAAAGACCTTTTCGAGCAAATAGAAGACGAAGGCGACCCTACAACCCTAAGCGGTGCTTACGCTACGGCGAGCCAAGAAAGCATAGACCTGTTAGCCGGACAAACGAACGCGGTAAGGCAGAACCAAGTAACGAGCATAGCACTCATTCGCGAACAACTTACCTACCTTGCAAGCATGGACAGAGGTATAAACGTGATAGCGGAAAGATTGCTACGGATTGTAAACAGGCTTTCAACGCCTACCGATGACGGACTACGCTCACAGGGCATAACGGACTATTAAAAAGATAAGTTATGGAATTTCAACAGCTAAAAAAGAAACTTGCGGAAGAAGCCAAGGCGAACGGGATTTGCGAAGAATGGTACAATTACATTCTAAACGCACCCTCCAAAGAACGGCTTTTGACGCTCTTTATAAAGGGATTGGACTTTTGCCTAAAAAACGAATTTACGGATGAGCTATGGGCGGAGTTCCAAGGAATACGACAGCACTACGGCGTTTTCAAGAACGAGCCTATCAAAGTAACGGACTTGCGCAACGTGGTAGCTTTCGGAACGTCGGAAGGAACAGCGGAATTTACGGGTTTTCATGTGGCACAAGTATGGGCAAGGGATAACGCGAAAGTCAGTATCAAGGCAACCGGTTACGCTTATATCACGGTTGATATAGCAGACCGGGCAACAATAGAGGTAACAGCAAGCGACGCGGCGCGTGTAAGTGTATTCCTTCACGGCGGAAACTACACGGGAAGCACGACCGGGAACGCACAGATTAAAGTAATCAATAAACGTAACTAATTATGGCATTAGAACAAAATTTGATATTGAACATACCGTTTGACGAAGCCAACGGCTCGCAAACAGCCTACGACTTCGCACAGAACCGCCATGACGCAACGGTAATAGAAAGCAGTTTTGTAACCGGGAAGCAAGGTAACTGCATCCATTTCGACGGGCAAGGACGCGCCGAGATAGGAAGCAATATCGTAACGCTTTCGGGGAACTTTACTATCCTCACGTGGCTAAAAAGCATTCTTTTTGAAGATGGATTTACAGGGAAACGGATTGGTTTGTTTTGCAATACAGACCAAAGCGAAAACGGCTACCGCGAAGCATGGATAGACATAGAGCCGGGAAGTTGGGGCTACTTTGTCATAAGGAAAGCAGGAAACCAAGTTAGGCTGTACTTAGATACGCAGCTTATAGAAACGGTGGTGCTTCCATCCACGCTAACGGGAATTGCATTAGTGCAGGACGTTTATAGCACGGGGTATGGTTACGGGGATTTGGACGAACTGAAAATATACAACGTTGCGCTAAGCGAAGCCGAAATAGCGGAAGAACTAAACAGCATTTCGCAGCTTGAATACTTTTTGAACGGCGTAAACTTCAAAGAGTTTGACCTGCATGTAGAAAGTTCTACCGGAGTGCTTGACCTTCCGAAGTTGAAAACGCCTGCTTCCGTTGATTGGGCGGATTATCACGGCAAGGTTATAGACTTGACCGCGAAGCGTTACCAAGAAAGGGAAATAACGTTGAACTGTTGGTTAAGGGCAACCGGAAAGATGGACTTCACGGAGCGCGTAAACAGGCTGTACGAGAATTTCAGACAAGACGGGACGCAGCGGCTTATGATTTCAATACACCCGACCAAGCCGTTAGTTTTCGAGGTATATTGCGAAGACGGGGTAGCACCCTCGAAACGTTGGCACGATGACAAGATGATAGGAACTTTCGCTTTGAAGTTGAAAGAACCCGACCCGGTAAAACGGGTGGTAAGGCATCAGCGGCTGAACGCTTCAAACGCGGAACTTACGATAGAGCTAAAAAGCGACAAGATGGTTAATATCTATTGGGGCGATGGAACGGTAAGCGAAGACATCTACGGGGATTGCACCGGGAAAAACGCTTTGAAGCATACCTACACAGAGAACGGAATATATTACGCCATTGTAGGCGGAGTAATTGAGGAAATAACGGACTTCGATACGAACGGCATTATAGTATGGAACAAATTGTAATTATAAAGGCAGACGGAACACAAATACCGTTATTCAGCCGGAAGAATGCAAGTTGCGTAAGCAAGGCGGCGCAAAAAACCGCCTTGCTTTCGGAAGACATTGTAAGCATCTCCCTAACTTCCGCCGTTCCGTTGGATTTTGGCATAGGCGACCACATTCTACTATACGGTAAACCGTACAAGTTGAACCAACCGCCCGAACCGACCAAGGAGGGGGAACGGCGTTATACATACGATTTGAAATTAGAGGGATTGCAGTACGATTTAATCGATGTACACTACCATTTGCCCGAAGACGCATACGGGGAAACCTATTATTCAGACCTTGCAGGGCATTTGCAGGTTTTGATGTGGAACATAAACCGTATCTATCCGGGCAAGTGGGTTTTGGGCGAATACCCGGAAAACACGGAATACAAAAACATTACCAACTCCGGGAAAAACTGCCTTCAAGTAGCGCAGGAACTTTGCAACGATTACGGGGTAGAGTTTGAGATAACGACAGACGGAAAGAAACACACGCTCAATTTCAAAGCAAAAGTAGGAATAACACACGCCTTTACGTTGAAGTACGGGCGCGGATTGGGGCTATACCAACTGCAACGAAAGAACGTGAACAATTCCGGCGTAATAACCCGGCTTTACGTTTACGGAGGTACGGAGAATTTGGGGAGCAACTACGGACATACTCGGCTGTGCCTTCCGGGAACTACGCGCCTTACTTCATTCATTGAAGACGAAAACGCAATAGCTCTATACGGCATCAAAGAGGGAGAAAAAGATTACGAAATAAAGCCGCAGCGCGTGGGTACGGTTACGGCATTGGGGGCTGACGTGATAACCTTTGCCGACAACACGATGTTTGATTTGAACGCGAAAGCGGCGGACGGAAAATCCACGAAATACCTCATAGACGGGACAAGCGCGAAAATAAAGTTTGAAAGCGGAGGACTTGCAGGTTACGAGTTTGACCTGCACAGCTATGACCACGCTACAAAGACTTTCGTTATAAACAAATTCCAAGACGAAAACGGCATGGTATTCCCGTCGGACACTTCGGCAGCTTTCCAAATAGCAGTAGGCGACAAATACAGCATTTCGGACATACAACTGCCGGATGAGTTCATAGAAGCAGCCGAAAAAGATTTGGAAGAAGAAGGGCGTAAATACCTCCCTACCGTAAGCCAGCCGCAAGTAAGCTACAAACTTGAACTTACCGAAGGCTTCTTTATCAAGATGTGGGGCAAAGAGATTGAAACGGAGGTGCTGCACGTCGGGGACTTTATAAAGGTTGAGGATGAGCAAATAGGCGTGAACAAAGCCGTAAGGATTACGCAGATTGAACGCGACCTGTTGAAGCCGCACAGCTACGACATCACGCTGAGCGACACCATAACCAAAACTACGACCGTGCGCGTTTGGAACGAATTGCAGGAGATAGACGAAGTTATCAAGATTAACAAACTCGCAGACCCGGCAAAGGCGCGGCGCAGGTGGAAAGCTACGCAGGAACTTCTAAACATGGTATTCGACCCAGAAGGCGACTATTACAGCGAGAAGATAAAGCCGCTTTCCATTGAAACGCAGATGTTGAGCGTAGGGGCGAAAAGCACCCAGTTCACGCTGCAAAACATCATATTCCAACCCAACTACGGAGGGGACGCGAATACACTTTACGTTTCAAACGGTACGCTCGTGCATTACGCGATAGACCCCGACGGCTTGAAGTATTGGGCTTTGGAAGGGGCTACATTTTCCCGGCTTACTCCGGCGGCGGCATTTTACATTTACGCGAGGTGTCCGATAAACGGAGATACGGGAAACATTATACTTGTAGAAGGAGCAAGAACGGTAGATGAAGAAGCCGGATATTACAATTTCCTTATAGGCGTGCTTAATTCGGTGGTAACGGACGCAGGAGGGAAGAATCCGGGGCGGCTTGTAAGCCTTACTTATGGAAGCAGCACCATAAACGGACGTTTCATCCGTACAGGGCGCATCGAAAGCAGCGGCGGCGGTAAGTGTTACTTCGATTTGGATAACGACGAAATAGGCGGCGTTATAAAATTCGTGAAGAACGACGGCACGATAGTAAACGTTACGGACGTTGATGACAAAGCCAACGAGGTAAAGGACTATATAAACAACACTTTGCCCGGCATATTGAACGAAATGCAATCGCAGTTAGACGGGCAGATAGAGCAATTTTTTGAAGAATATGACCCTACTACAAGCAACGCACCGGCGAATAGTTGGAATACCACGCAGTTAAAAGATGAGCATTTGGGCGACCTCTTTTATAACACGACTACGGGCAAGGTTTTCCGTTGGGTGAAAAACGGGAATACTTACAGTTGGCAGGAATTGCAGGACAGCGAAGTAGCGCAAGCGTTGGCACTTGCTAACGATGCTTTGAAACTTGCAGGAACGAAACGGCGCATATTCGTATCAACGCCTACGACACCCTACGACGTTGGCGACTTGTGGGTACAAGGCAGTACAGGCGACATCATGCGTTGCAGAACCGCGCGAGCTTCCGGCAGTTACAACGCCGCAGATTGGGTAAAGGCATGCAAGTACACGGACGATAGCGGACTAACCAACTTTATAAACAACAACTTCAATCCGACCGTAAACGATTTGACGAACCAAATAGACGGGAAAATAGAAAGTTGGTTTCAGACTTCCGACCCGGCAAGCGCATGGACTACTACGGCTTTGAAGAAGAAGCACGTAGGCGATATGTGGTACAGTTCAACTACCAAGCTATTAAAGCGGTATAGTTCATCTTACGCATGGGTTACGATAGAAGACCAAAAAGCCATAGACGCATACGAAGCGGCAAGCAAGGCACAGGACACGGCGGACGGGAAACGGCGCGTGTTTGTTTCCACGCCGCGACCGCCATACGACATCGGCGACCTTTGGCTCACAGGTGGGAAAACGGACGGACTTTTGAAACGTTGCATAAGGGCAAGGACTTCGGGAAGCTATGTTGCGAACGATTGGGTAGAAGCCGTTTACTACGACAATACCCAAACCGTAATAGACGGCGGAATAGTGACAGCCGGAACGGTGCAGCTTGCAGGAAACGACCAAAGCATCAAAGCCGGAATTACGGGAAACGGAACGGCGGAATCAAGCGTTAGGTTTTGGGCTGGTGCCAGCTATGGAAACCGGACTACCGCGCCTTACCGGGTATTGCAGGACGGAAGTTTTATTGCGACCAAAGGAACGATAACCGGGACAATATACGCCAACGCCGGGACTATCGGCGGCTTTGCCATTGCAAGCGGAAGAATTGGCGTTGCTTCATCTTCGGGAGCTACAAGCGGCAGCGGATTTTCCTTGTACGGCAGCTTTATAAAGTTCTCGGACTCCTACCGTTGGGCTTCCATTGGTACAAACGTGCTTCCTGTTTCAACGGGAGTTGTTGGCGTAGGACGTTTTACAAACAGCACGCCAAACTCTTACGGAACTAATTACGGAATACTTATCAATGTTTCCGGCGCACAACAGAATATCGGAATCGTAAGCAACGGAGCGATAGTTTGTAACAGCTATGTTGTAGATTACGGGATAGCCAAATTAACTCCATCTACTAATAATTGCCTTGTTCCGGGCGATGCTACGAAACCTACTTTGTTCAAGTTGATGCCAAGGTTTATTTATTCCAATTCGGGGATAGGATTACCACGACGCGACTCCATTTGTACCGTATTGGGCATTAGCAACACAACGGCGTTTGCGGTACGGGTAGTTATCATTTGCGACCGCACAAGCACGCAAACCGGTTACGTTTGTGGTAGAAATACTTTCGTAAAGAACAGTTCGGGAGGTAACGCAATGAACAGTAACTATTACCCGTATATGATGGATAATAACGGCAACAACAACACCAATAAATGGAATATGGCTAAGGGAGATATACGCGAGTTCCTTTTAGTTTGGGACGGTAGCAGCAGTTATTATGCGTACTGCCTTAGCATGAGGGAATAACATAGAAATCACGGCGAAATAAGCGGTAAGAGTGATTTGTACGCCGATTTTCACGGCTTCGGGGTACAAACACTTCGCCAACACTTAGCGAACGTATCAACTTAATACCGCTTATTGATATTTTTGTAGGACATTAAAAAGAAAAAGTTATGCAAAACAGAAACGGCGACTTAGTAAGCGCACAAATTTCGGTAGCCGGAACGGTGGACTTTTCCGGCGGAAACTTCCGAATGGACACGCCTTTTTGCTTGAAGAACGATGGCGAAACGGCGGTAGTGCTTGAAGTGAACCTTTGGGGAATGCCCGAAGGGGAATTTATAAGCACACGGTTTGAAACGGGTTGGAATCCCGAAATCATACGAGAGATTAAAAAGACAAGTTCAGCAACCGCCCTCGTTTGGGGCTATTAAAACATTTGGATATGGGTATATTTATAGGTATTGGCAACACGAAGCCAGCATTTCCCTACGATTATTACTACGGGGTGCAAATCAACGTGAATGTAGCAGACACGGCACTAACGAGAGTTGGGCGACCGGAATTGCACGTAACGCTGCCGGTGCAGTCATTGATGCGCCGTTGCTTGATTAACGACAGCGGAGAAGTAGTAACATACTTGCACCCGACAGACAGCACAAAGACAGATACAGGCGCAACGGCAGACCTTACGGGAACTACCGGGCAAGTCATGGTAGAGATACCGAAGCACTACCGCAAATTCGAGTTTGACGGGACAATCATAACCGCGCTTATTTCCTTGTACAACCTTCCGGGCTTCCACGAAGTACCGAAAATGTACATCAGCGCATACGAAGCGACCATAGACCGCACAACAAGCTCAACGCCGAAACTTGCAAGTGTGGTAAACAAAACCGCCAACTTCCGGGGAGGTAACAACAATTCGGCATGGGACGGCACTTATAGAAGCCTGTTAGGACTTCCGGCAACACAAACGAGCCTTACCAACTTCCGCAAGTACGCGCGGAACAGGGGCGAAGCCGGGCTTAACGGTTGCGGTTGGAATTGCAACCTGTACGCCGCGCAAGTGGCTATGTATTGGCTTTACGTCATTGAGTACGCAAACCGCAACTGCCAAGCCGCATACAACGCAGAACCTACAAGCGAGGGTTACAAGCAAGGCGGATTGGGCGACGGCGTTACCACGTTGAACGGCGCGAAATGGAACACTTACAACAGCTATTATCCGTTTGTGCCTTGCGGATTTACAAACAGTTTGGGAAACCGCAGCGGCGTAGTAGAGTTCACGATGCCTGACGAATACGACACGGGGGTAGTAACCAAAGTAAAAGTACCTTCATATAGAGGTGTGGAAAATCCGTTTGGGCATTTGTGGAAGTGGACGGACGGCTGCAAGTGCGAGATACAGAGCGACACGGACGGAGCTTTATCGAAGTTCTACGTTTGCTTAGACCCTTCCAAGTTCCAAGACAGCAGTTATAACGACTACGACATGCGCGGAGAATTGCCGCGAAAAGAGGGGTACGTTAAGCGCATGATGATAGGCGAACACGGCGACATCATGCCGATGGAGGTAGGCGCAAGTTCTACGACCCACTTTGCAGACTACTTCTATACCAATATACCGGCTTCCGGCGCGGCTATGAGGGGGGTCTTGTTCGGCGGTTACGCGATTTACGGCGCGTTTGCCGGGCTTTCGTATGCGATTACGAATAACGCGGCTTCGTCTACGGCTGCGTACATCGGCTCTCGGCTTTGCTTTATCCCGGCGTAGCATTACGTCACGAAACGGAAACACGCTCCAACCGCCGCGCCATTATTGGCGGTTGGGGTATAACAGGAACTAAAAACTAATTCAGTCATGAACGAAAACAACAATAACCGAAAGGAACAGCAGGAAGATGACGGCAGTTTGTCGTTTTTGGCGATACCGCAAGACGAAGGAAACAAGCATTTCAACTGCCGGGAAACAACCCAGCAGAAACTAATTAACCTTACGTTTTGGGTTTGCGACTTCATAGAGGGAGTTAAAACGAAATTCGGCGCGGAACGCTTCTTAGTGAAGATAAAGAAGAACCGGGATGACAAAGACAGCGAAGCCGAAAAGTTCTTTACCAATTCAAGCGAAATAAAGTACGTTTTGAAGGAGATAAAGAAACGGAACGCATTCCCTCGCCGGGTTACGATGAGGGCAAGCGGAACACGCTACTATTTTGAGTGAAAAATATGACGGTTGTTTGTTCTTCGGGTGTCTTGTTCGGCGGTAACGCGAATAACAGCGCGAATGCCGGGCTTTCGTATGCGAATACGAATAACACGGCTACGAATACGAATGCGAACATCGGCTCTCAGCTATACTGATACTTATTGTAAAGCGATATAAGGACAAAGACCGCGCCGACAAAAAGGCGGAAAAGAGTAAACATTAACGGGATTTGGTAGGGAAACTGAAGAACCCCATTTAATCAGCAAAGCAAGTTATGAAAAGGTTGGGCAACCTATACGATAAGATTATAAGTTTGGATAACTTGCGGCTCGCAGACAAGCGGGCTCGCAAGGGCAAACTTAACACCTACGGCGTTAAGGTACATGACCGGCACGCAGAAGCCGACCTTTTGGCTTTGCACGAAGCGTTGAAGGCAGGAACTTACAAGACTTCGGAATATAGCACCTTCTTTATTTACGAACCGAAAGAACGTGAGATTTTCAGACTACCGTACTTTCCCGACCGCATTGTACACCACGCAGTAATGAACGTGTTAGAACCTGTATGGGTGTCCATATTCACGGCGGACACATACAGTTGCATCAAAGGGCGAGGAATACAGGCGGCAGCGGACAAATTACGGCGCGTGATAGACAGGGACAAACCCGGTTGCGCCTATTGTCTGAAAATTGACATACGGAAGTTTTACCCTTCCATTGACCACGCTATATTAAAACGGATTGTTCGCCGGAAGATTAAGGACACACGGCTACTTAGACTTCTTGACGAAATAATAGACAGCGCGGACGGACTGCCCATCGGGAACTACCTAAGCCAATTCTTAGCAAACCTCATGCTTGCGTACTTCGACCATTGGGTTAAAGAGACCAAGCGCGTAAGGTATTATTTCAGATACGCCGACGATATTGTAGTATTGCACAGCGATAAAAGGGTATTACGCGCCTTGCTTGCCGACTTTGAACAGTATTTGAGCACCGAACTAAACCTGTTTGTCAAAGACAACAAACAGATTTTCCCGGTAGCCAAAGACCACAAAGACCGGCACGGGCGCGGCATTGACTTTTTGGGATATGTGTTTTACCACAACGAAACACGGCTAAGAAAGCGTATCAAACAGAACTTTTGCCGGAAGGTAGCCAAGTTGAGGAAACGTAAGAAACCGATAGGCGAAGCGCAGTTTATGCAAGCCGTTGCCGCGTGGTGGGGTTGGGCAAAACACAGCGATAGCGAGTATTTTATTAACAAGTTAAATAAAATTTCACCTTATGAAATCAAATTCAAACGTTAGACCGGCTATTATTCAAGATTTGGGTAACGGCTCGTTCCATTACAACTACAACGTAACGGAAAGAAAGATTGAAGACGAAGAAGTAGGCGAAAAGACCGTTTACGACTACGATACTGTGCAGGTGTGGGAAAAGCCGACTTACGAGAACTTGACACGCGCCATCATACGCAGCGAGATAGACGAAACCGAAGAATTTTCTTTGATTAACGACTACTACGCCGCACAGTTGGGAATAGAAACGGATGAAGACCGTAAGACAAAAGCCGTAAACGACTACAAGACCTACCTCGCACACGTTGCGGACATAAAACAGATGGTAAGGGATGACCTTGCTACGGTAGGATTGGACGAAAGCGCATAAGCCTATGGGGACATTAACAGAAACCGTAAACGTAATAGTTGGCATTGTCGCATCACTCGGCGGCATAAGTCTGATTAAGTTCCTTTTCTTCATGCGCCCGGAAAGGCGCAAGGCACAGGCGGAAGCCGGGATTAAAGAAGTTGAGAAAGAAGAACGCGAGTTGGGCGTAATGAAAAAACTTGTAGAAAGTTTGCAGCAGCGGATAGAACAGCAAGACCAAAAGATTAAGGAGCTAAACGGACGCATGGATAAGCTGTATGTTCAGTTGCACGAACAGGAGCGAGAGAATAACGCCCTTATTCGCGAAAACAACGAATTGCGGCTCGCGTTGAAGGAAGCGGAACACAACGTTTGTGTACGACCCGATGATGAATGTTTCAAAGGGCGTTTGCCCAAACGGACTTATTGCCGATTGAAGATGCTTGCGAACGGCGATTACGACGCTTTCTATAAAGAAGGCGACACGGAAGGAACAACAGGAACAACAGACAGCCAAAGGGAAGGTAACAATGAGGATAACGGAATACTTGAAAAGCCTAATAAGGGCTAACAGCTACGACAGTAGCAAGAGTTTCGCCCTCGTGCTTTCCGTATTGGTTGGCGCATTGATTGGGCTTTGCGTTTGCTTCTGCCTTGTGTGGGATGTGTGCAGTAACGGACATTTGGAAACCGACCTCGAAGGGTTGGGTATATTCCTTCTTTGCGTTGGCGCATACATGGCTGGGGGTGGAGTAAACAAAGCCCTTTCAGAGCGGAAACGTAGTATTAACAAAGAGCATATTAACGAAAAAGTAAACAGCAATGGCAAAGATTGATATTTTAGCACCCTTCATTTTAAGTTGGGAAGGCGGATTTTCAAACCATCCAAACGACAAGGGAGGGGCAACGAACAAAGGAGTAACCATCGCCACATGGAAGCAAGTAGGCTACGATAAGGACGGCGACGGGGATATAGACGTAAGCGACCTGCGTTTGATAACCGAGGAAGACGCGGTTAGCCGTGTCATGAAGCCGCACTATTGGGACAGGTGGAAAGCCGACTGGATAGAAAGCCAATCAGTTGCAAACATTGTGGTAGATTGGGTATGGGGAAGCGGCAAACACGGAATTACGAACGTGCAGGAAATGTTAGGCGTAGCCGTTGATGGAATTGTAGGGGAAAAGACCTTAGCCGCCATCAACGCGCAAGAACCGCGCCAGCTTTTCGACATGATCAAGCGGAAAAGGGAAGAGTTCATAGAAAATTTGGTAAGGCGCAACCCGTCACAGAAAGTTTTCCGCGCCGGTTGGTTGCGAAGACTATCGTACATCAACTATGGAAGTCTGACGTACAACGCCGTACCGCCTACAAAACATTCATTCACGGACATATAATAATAGGTATGAAATGGATTACCCGTATTACATTATTGATTTGTCTAACATTGCCGACTTTGTTATCCGGGTGCAGTACGACACGGAAAACCGTAAAAGGCACGGAACAGACAAACGTAACAGCCATAGAGGAAACAGACCGGACGGAAGAAGAAAAGCGTTTGGCGGAAGTCATAACCAATACAGAAACAAACGACCGTACAAACGTGGTTATCGAGTTCACGAAGACGGAGTATGCCGACGGGAGTACGGAAACGAAGACAGAACGACCGCCAGAACAACATCCCGGCGGAACAGGGAAGCCGAAACCGGGAACGGGAAGCAAAGGCGGCATAAAGTCAGTTACCACCGGGAAAATAACAATCAACGGCGACCGGAAGGAAACGACAGCGACAACGGCGACGGAAACGGGCGAAAGGAAAGTCGAAACACAGACAAGCACCGGAGTAAGCTCGGACAAGACCGCGACCGTAGAAACGGAACAGGAAAAGAAACCTAAAAGGGGCTTCCTTGATTGGATTTTCTTAGCCGGGATAGTAGCAGCTTGCGCCGCCGGAATTACCTACGCAGTCAGACGTTTTAAGATTAAGGCTGGGAAGTAAAAACGCCCACAAAAGCCAAAAATGGGCGTTTTTATGGGCGTTTAATTCTTAACTTGCTGACATTCAGCGTTAGAAGCGGAGAGACAGGGATTCGAACCCCGGGTACCTCGCGGTACAACGGTTTTCAAGACCGCCGCAATCGACCACTCTGCCACCTCTCCAAAGCTCTTCGTGAGAGTTGCCTTGTTTTTCAAAGGCGGTGCAAAGGTAGGGATTATTTTTTACTTTGCAAATATTTCTGAATATTTTTTCTCTTTTCTCCTGGTCTTTCCGTCTTATTCCCGAATAAAGCGCTGTACTGAATATTTGCATATTTAAAGTAAAAAACAATGCCGAATAACAGTTTGTCATAACATTCCCTACGGAAAAATCGTTATCTTTGCACGGCTTTTTATAAGATAAATAGTTTTATTACATCATCTAAGGTATATTTATGAGTAAGAAGATTCTACTTAGCTGGCTTTTCATGGCCATTTTATGCTTGCCGGTACTGGCTCAGATACAGGAACCGGTAAAGTTTAAGACTGAATGGAAATCGGTTTCTGCTG